GCAGGTTTTTGTAGTATTGAACCTTTGCCAGCACACGAGCCCGCTTTTCCTGGTCATTTGAGCTGTCGTATATGATTATCTTAAAATGATACGGTTTGCCCCCATATTCAAACCACTCGTATACCTTAACGTCTTTGTAAATGCTTCTAAGAGCAGCTTCTACAGCATATTTTGTTCCTTTGTATCTGTGAATTAGCAGACATTCCTTGACAGCCTGACGTTTGCTTTCAATAGATGAATTATTTTCATACCACTGTATCTTGAAGTCAACGGCAAGAATATCAAGGACATCTTCCGGGAGCTCGTCCACCCTCGGAAAGACAGCCGCATACTCAGATTGAGCCACCGTCTTGATAAGCTCACTTGCGACAGCGTCCGCAAGTTTGACTTTGTCCGTATCGCGGGTAAGCGAATACGGAAAGGCGGCAAGCAGCGCGTCTTTTTCTGTGATCAGCTTACTCATCTTCGTATCCTCCGTTTGTTATCACGGATTTCGCAATGTCGGTATGCGCTACCTGCGGGGTAAGGTGGTCAGAACCGTCACGAAGCGAAACGAACACTGGCGACTTGATATCAACACGCTTTGCACCAGTATCCTTAAGCAGCCACATGAGCCGTGACGGATTTATATCCCGGCCAATTTTCCTGCACTGCCACTCCACATATTCCTCAATTGCGCTGCGTATCGCCGCTTCGATCTCCGCCGCCGACTTCTCGGAATTGCGGTCGATATAATATGTAAGATTCACGCTGAACTCAACGACAAGCGGGTCGAGAACCTCAACAACGTCCGTAAGCGGTCTGACCTTATCGTCATTGCAGGCGGCAAGTATAGCGTTCTTCGTTCCATCATCGGCGATTTCGCCGTTTGTCATTATCGCGAAGATGTTCACATATCCCGGCTTGTCCTTGGGATTTATCGCGCACACGTCCGCAATGCTTGTTGATACCGCCTTTGCGTGATACTCATAGGCTCCCTTCGGACCGGCGGTGCTGAATGCCTCCAGACCCGCTCTCATAAGCTCATAGTATTCATCGTCTGTTGCGCATTCAGCGCCGCTGTGTGACGTTTCCACATTTTCGCAAGACGAAAAATACATAACATTATCTACGTCCACAAGCTTATTGATCTGCCCGGGTGCGTAGCCGTTACCGACTTCGCCCTCCGTTTCGCAGACAACCGGGACATCGACCGTGACCTCCCCGATATTGACCGCCGTATCCTCTGTGACAGTCCACATGAGCGCCCCGCTGCTGTCAGTGACCCTTGTACCCTTGGGTATCGGTATCGCCGTTTCCTGCGGCGCTGACAGCGTAAAGCGCACCACGCATTCCGCCGGCTTTGCTTCCGGTCTTTTCACGTTGTATATCATTTCACCGAGCGCGTCGAGGTTTTCACCCACCGCCCGGGACGGCAGGTTCTGATTTGCCGCATAATTCACAAGTATGCGCTGCTGTATGATTATCCCTGCGACCCACTGAATGAACAGTTTATCAGGGTCTGACGGCAGCAGCGTGTGTCCTGTGAGTTCTTCGTACTTGGCAGTAAGGTCTGCCACGACTTCCGCGCTGTCAGCCGATACGAATTGATAATCAGTCGCTCTGCTCATCTGCTATGCTCACCTCCACCGTTAAGTTGATTTTCCCGTCCGCTGATTTTTCAAAGTACACATCATCCAGCTTTGCACGCGGCTCAAATTCTTCAAGCGCGTCCGATATTTCCACGAACGCTATTGCCTCTGCCGCGTCGATTGGCTTGTCCACAAACTCCATAGGCAGTCCGAATTCACGGTGCATGGGTACCGTGCCGCGCTTAGTGTTCAGCAGGAGCGCGATGTTCTGCAGCACGGAAAGAAGCTCGCTGTCCTGCTGCAAGGAAAGCGAACAGCCATCGGCGGCGCTGACCTTGTATGACATTGTCCCGCCCCCTTACTTGTTGTATTCCTTGAGAGTTACCGCCACCCCGGCGGTTATAAGTTCCGACTTTTTGCCGTATGTTTTAGCCGTGACCGTTAAGTTGGTTATCACCCAGCGATAGTTTCCTATCACCTTTTTCCCGATAATGAACTTGAGCGTTTTGCCGCTCTTTTTGTACTTTTTCAGTTTCTCCAGTTCCTCCGCTACATTAACGCCAAGAATCTGCGAAAGCGTCATGTTGAACGAAACCGTGTCCGCGTTATTTCCGGTGAATTCGATTATTTCATTGCCGCAATGACGTTTGTGACTGCCATAAGACGCGGAACTGCTTATCTTCAGGTCCGAAAAAGTTTCAACCTTGTTCGTTGAAACTGTGAAAACAACTTTCCCAAGACTGCCGACTTTCATGTCAATCCTCCCATGATAATGCCGTCGCCGTTGAATTCATTGTTGTATTCGCACACCACGGTCTGACCGATGAACGGCAGCCAGCCGTATATCTTCATCGTTATTTCGTGCGTGTGTACGCGCCCGCCTGCACATTCGATGTCGGGCGACTTCCCGCTGATCTCATCAGGGTGGCTCTTGGTGTATTCCGCGCCGCTGTTCAGCTCCCTGTCGGCTGACGCGTGTTTCTCGCTAATAGTCCACGCTTTTCCGTCCGATTTTAGCGCCAACGTAACGAACGAAGAATGATCAAGAACAGGCAACCAGTCCGAAACGATGTCCACATCGGGAAACCTGACCCTTGCCATTCGCTTTTTAACGTCCACAACGGTGACCGTTCCGATTCTAAACATGTCAACCTCCGTAAAGTATCTGATTTACCCGCGCCTGCACCTGCTCATAGCTGTGTCCAGCGGCTTCAAGCAGTTCTTTGCGCTTGGGATATACATCCCATTCGCCCCGGATCACCTGCATAGCCAGCTCCTGTATCTCATCGCTGCTGTCTGTCTTGCCGCCGCTCGTGCTCTCGCTTTCCGAAAGGCACTTTCTGAGCGTGACCTGCGTAGTATAGCCGCTCGAAGATATGCTGTGTTTAGCGGTCTTGACGATGTATTTTCCATCACCAAATCCGAAATCACACAGTTCAACAATGTTTCCTGCGGCAAGCCTGAGGTCGCCGGGAAATGTAAATGTCCCGGTGATTTCAAACTTGTTGTGCAGACGGAGCAGCTTGTGTGCGAGTTCCTGCGCCTCCGCCTTGCTTGATACGCGCTGGCACACCTGTAAGCATTGCTGATTGTCGCTGTTCTCGTTATAATTCTCAGCATACTCGGTCGCCGAAATAACCGCGCCGCTCGTGGTGGTGTAGTACACCCGGCATGAAGTGTAGCAGTTGTTCGTGCCGGTGGAAAGCTTGTACTTAGTGTAGCCGCCCTCCTCGCCGAATTTTATCTTTCTGACCGCCTTTTTTCCCTCGTAAGCCGCCTGGTCGAACACCACCAGAATATTATTGGTGGCTTTCAAGGAGCAGCCGGCATTATGGCACAACTTCTGCAGGAAAGCAATATCCGATGTCTGATACTGCTCCACGCGGGAATACCTCGGATTGAATTCGCTTTCAAAAAGCACTCCCATTCCGTTCTGCCGCGCTATCTGACTTGCTATCTCAGAAAGAGTGATGTTCTCCCACGACTTGGATTTCAGAGTCTGCCGCACAGTGTTGTTGAACGAAAGTGATGTTGCCTTGATGGTGACGGTCGCCGGCGGGCCCTGTGCGTCTATGCTGTCCAGCTCGAACTGACCGCAGTCAAGCACTGCGTCCTTGCCGTCGTTGTTCCCGTTTCGGAGTACAATGACGGCGGATATCTTAAGCCCCTTACCAGTCTGAATCTGCGTGTTAGCCGTGTTGCCAGACTTCTTGGAGATTGAACTTTTTGTGGAACTGGAAGAACCCGAGGAGGACGAAGAACCGCCCCCTCCGACGGATTTAAGATTGTTGCCCTTTATGTATCCGGTCTTTCCGGAATAGGTGATTTTCGCCCAGCTCGAATAAAATCCGTTAACCTCAACGATAGTGCCGTAAGGGAGCTTGCCGATCACCTTGTATTTCTCGCCTGCTCCCTTGCGAATATTTACGCCCGTTGAGGCGGTCACTCTGTATCTCGGTTTATCGGTACCCCCGCTGGCCGAGGAACTCGAACCTGAAGACGTTGATGTCTTTGTGCTGCCCTCCGGCGCGGCGGATATCACCGAACTGCCCAGCGCACCGCCATCAATTATACTGTTCAGCCATTTCCGCAGCCATTTGCCGTCACGGTCGCAGACCTTTATCTGCAGGTCGTCCGCCTCGTCCTCTTCGTTGTCCGTGTATGTGAAAGAAAGCCAGCCTTTGTTCACATACACGGAAATGTCCACGCCGCCAAGAACGACCTGCGTTTCAGCGCGGCGCGCAAGGTGCTTGTCACTCATCCGCTCGCCTTCTTCCACGGTGGCAGATCGTCCGCCGTTATTCTGTCCTCAACATCCGGGACATTGAGGACAACGCCCTCCGAAAAGATGTAGATGTATCGGTATTCAGGGTTGGCATTAATAAGTACGTCCGTGAACTTCACATTTCCATACACCTGGTGGGATATGCTGTCCCACATATCCCCCTGCTGCGTCGTATATGTGCTCAAGCGTACACACTCCTTTGCCTGTCTATTCCCGCTTCCTCAAGCGCGTCCCGAACCATATCAACAAGCCGCTCGGACATCTCCTGCAGCTTTTCCTCGGTCATATCGCTAACTTCTCCGTTTACGACAAACTGGGGCGCTATGGTGATCTGCGCGCCCGAGCCGCCGGAAAGCAGCGCCCTGGTGTTATCCGCGTCAACGACTCTTTCACCGCCGCGCATAGCCACAAGTTCCGGTCCTTCCTCGCCTACAAGGGCAATGCCATTTTCTGCGTAGTCAGTACCGCTTGCATAAGCGTTCTCAATATCATGGAAACCGCGCACGCTTCCCTCATACGCCTTGTCAGAAGCGCTCGCCCCTGCCAGGGCCTGTGCAGCGGCTGCCGCAACAATATCCGCCGCTGTGGTGACCGAGCCTTTTCCGGCAAGGATAGCGTCAGCATAAGCCTGTATCGTAGCTTTTGCCGCTTCTTCTGCCTTGTCGCTCAGTTTCATATCCTCAACGGCTTTTTCCATGTCGTCAACGATACCGTCCATTGTATCGTCAATATCGACCTTGTAGTCGGCAAGCGATTTCGAAACCTCCTCCTGCGCCTTTTTCTGCTCCTCAAAGTTCGTGACCATGGTTTTCAGTTCTTCATCGGTCGCGTCAGCCATGCCGGCGATGACGTTCACCGAATCAGAAGAACCGTCCGCGAACGAGGCAATCACATCTCCCAAGCCCTCAATGTCGCCAGTCCTCTTGGATAGCGACTCAAGGTTATAGTTGTAATTGTCCCAGTATTCTGTCTGCGAAGAAAGCGCGTCATTGATAGTCTGAATGCTTGTCGGTAGAGTTTCCTCAGCATTTGTCCAAAGGTTATATTGGCCATTTACACTGTCGTAAGCCGCCTGATATGCATCGTTGTAAGCCTGCAAAAGCTCGGTTGTCTGGTCGGTGACGTCGTTTACCGCTATGGATACCGCGTCATATGCGGAAACCATCTGCTCAGAAGCACCGGAAATTACATCGCTGTATTCTATGCCGACGTTTTCGCACTCAGCAATAGCCGCGTTGACCTCTGCCAAATCAGAAAGAACCTTGCTTCGTTCTTCTGATGCCTTGTTAAGATCCTGTGTATAGTCACTCTTTCCGAAGATGTTTCCGAGAAACGAGTAATCAAGAGTATTCTCGACGAAACTCTTTTCTCTGAAATAAGCCTGATTGTAAGCCACCTCGGCTTTTTCAGCCTGCTCCTGCAGTTGCTGCTGCTTGATAGTCAGTTCTGCAATATTATCTTGTGCAGCTTTATACTTTGCCTGTATGCTGTCAGAACCCGCCGCCCTGTCGATAGCACCAGAAAGACCATCCAGTTTGCCTGTAACATTCTCAACGGTCAGCCCAAGGTCAGGATACAGCTCATTCAGCTTTTCAAGAATCGGCTGCATAAGCGCTTCCTTATGCGCCGCCGTTTCCGACGAAGATGCAATATCCTTCAGTTTTGCCGCCAGTATCTGAGCCTGTTCCTGCTGGTCAGCAATAGAGTCAGTCCCCTCATGATACGAGGAAAGCAGGTCAGATGTGGAGTCATGCAGAGAATCTATCTCCGAATACAATTCCGAGACGGAAAATGACTGCTGCTCAATAGTCGCAGTCGCTTCGTCAAGGTCATATTTCAGAGCGCGTGCCTGGTCTGAGGTTTCGCCGTATGTATCGCAGGCGGTCTGATAGTCGCTGTTAAGCTGTTCGACTCTGTCCTGCTGTTCCTGCGAAGCTGTTGTCAGTGTCAGCGTTTCAAGCCTTGCCGCTTTCGTTGCCTCAGAGTAACCGATGATTCCCGCCGTAAGTGCAACGACCGAAACCGCAATGATTCCCGCTGGATTAGCGAGCATTGCCGCATTCAGCTTCATTTGTGCGCCGGCGGCGGCAAACTGTGCCGCCACGTTCTTTGAAAGGTTGATATTCAGCAGCATGAGCAAGCCGTTCTCGCTTGCCTTTATGCCGATTCCAGCCGCCGAAAGAACGTTAGAAATCTTTTTCACCGCCGTGAATGCCGTGTAGCCTGCAACAACAACGCCGATCTCCGCGCCGATTGCCATGATAGACTTGACAACAGCGGGGTTTTCCTCACAGAATTCATTTATGCCGGTCATGATCTGTGTGCCTGTCTGAGTAAGCCTGCGAAGTTCATCCTCATACAGACTGCCGACAGTCATCTTAAGACCGTCGGTGGCAGAATCGAGCAGTGTAACATCGCCCTGCAGGTTGTCAAGCTTGGTGTCAGCCATCTTCTGTGCAGCGCCTGAGCAGTTGTTTATCTTCTCGGTAAGGGACTGGAAGTCCTCGTCCGAGGCGTTGATCATTGCAAGCAGACCGTTGTATCCACGCTGTCCGGCAATCGCCATAGCGTTCTGGACACGCTCTGCCTCGGTCATCTGCTCAAAGTAGCCGCGAAGTTCGATTATGGCATCGGAGAACTCGTCAATAGTGCCGTCAGCATTTACCGCAGAGTATTCGATTTCTCCGAATGCATCAGCTGTGAGGGTCGCACCGTTGAGCAAGCCGTTAAATGTGTTCTTCAGCGCGGTACCTGCAACAGAACCCTTAACGCCCGCATTAGCCATAAGACCAACGCCGACCGCCATATCTTCAATACTGTATCCGAGCGCCCCGGCTATCGCGCCCGCACCAGAAAAGGTTTCGCCCATGGTGGCAACGTTGGTGTTGGAGTTCGTAGCGGCCGCTGCAAGCACATCGGCAAAGTGCGCGGTGTCCTTTGCAGTAAGCCCGAACGCAGTCAGGTTATCGGTGACGATATCCGAAACAAGCGCAAGGTCTTCACCGGAAGCGGCGGCAAGGTTTATCATGCCGTTCATACCGGAAAGCATCTCGTTCGCATCCCAGCCTGCCATACCCATGTAGGTCATAGCCTCTGCCGACTGGTTTGCAGTAAACGAGGTCTGCGCACCGAGTTCCTTTGCTTTGGCGGTCAGTTCCTGCATCTGGACTGCGTTCGCGCCGGATAGAGCCTCGACAGTACTCATTGTGCTGCCAAACTCCATCGACACATCAATGCATTCCTGATATGCGTCCGCTATCTTCTTCAGCGCAGTGCCGATTCCTGCCGCCACCATCGCCGCCCCGACGGTTTCAAACGCCGTTGCGCCGGCGTCACCATATCGGGAGGCTTCCTCAGCAGCTCTTTCTTCCTGCTTGGTTAGTTCCTCGACCTGGGTTTTCAAGCGGTTGCTTTCACTTGTAAGCTGGTTGATATCAATGCCTGCCTCAGAGAGCTTCTGACCCATCTGCTGTAAGCGCTGATTTTTGTCCGCAATAGCCTGTTCGGTGTTCGCAATGCGGTTTTTCAGCTCGACTTCACGCGCCGCAAGCTGCGCCTCCTGTACCGTAGTGTCCTCGGTGCTGTTTTTCAGCTTTGCAAGTCCGCTCTGAGTGATTTCGAGCTGCTTTTCATATGTATTAAGCTGCTTGGTAGACCGTTCAATGCCTGCCTGCTGTTTCTGATAGGCGCTGATATCGCTTTGCTGCTTATTCAGCGTCTGTATCTCCTTCTGAGTTTTATCAAGTATCTTCTGGGCGGAGTTGAACGTTCCCTTGAAGTTCTCACCCAGCCGCGCGCCGAGTTTGAACAACATTTCATACTGCTTGCTTGCCATTCAACCCTCACCCTTCCTTACTTCTTTTCCGACTCTTTCAGGATTTTATTGTGCGTAATAATCCACCGCTGTATTTCTTTAAGTGGCTGCCCCAGCCAAAATGGGATAGGTGCATATCCGTTTTGCGCCAAAATAAGGATATTGCGCCTTAGCGTCTCGACTGTGCAACACCGGCCAAGAAAAAACGCGCTCTGTTCTTTATCCTCTCAAAGTCGACGATGGATATCTTGTTGAAAAAATCCCTGCCGACAGGCTTTGTACAAGCCTTGACCGCCATAAGGATAAGATAATTTGCGTCGTTGATAGCGCCGTAGTACATGGTCTTCCCGCGGGACACAAGCTCTTCCTCAATGTTCAGAGCGTCCGCGCCGGTGAGCTTGTCAAAGTCAAATGCAAGCTCGGTCACCTCCTCGCCATTATACATAACGGGCTTGGTCAGATGCAGTATGTTTTCAACGCTGGTGTTAGTCATATCTTCAAGCTCGTTCTCAACAAGCTCGTCCATGTTCTCAGTCTTTTCAAGGTCAACGTTTGTCTTTGCCATAATTCAAAATTCCTCCTCAAATGAAACGCCGCTCCCTGCGAAATGCAGGGAACAGCGATAGTAAATTATCAGGACATACCCAGGCACTTGCGGATCTCCGCCGCTCTGTCCTTGCCTGTGTGGTCAATATAGCGGAAATTCAGCGGGTCAAACTCGCAGAGTTTCTTGCCGTTCGCGTCTATTTCCGCATAGTAGTGTACCGCATATTCGCCGTTCACTGCGATAGGCGATGCGTTCTTGACCGTACCACCGGTCAGCTTTTTCGGAACAACGCGCATGATTATCTTCTTCTGCTTGGTTTCCAGTTCGCCGCCGCTGTAATTGTAGTGCTGGTCGGCACGCCACAGGGAAAGCGTGTGGACGCGTTCCTCCGCAAGAGCGTATGCCGCCTCGTTCGTGTGATTGAACTTGAACGTAGTGGTCATAGCCTTGAGGTGAGCCGCAACAGGTATCTCAATTTCACCGAGAACGCCAGCGCCGCTCACGTTAAAGACCTCGTTTTCAAAGTCCGGAAGGTCAACCTCCGCAACTCCGTAAAACATCTTTTCGTCCTCATACACGGAATAGGCGATTACGCCCTCGTCAACACCATTAGGCATTCGTGTTCCTCCTTTCGTTAAGAGCCAAGCGCAGCCTCAAGCATATCCACGCTGTACTGAACGTGCATATCTATCTGCTGTGCCGGTATCGGTGATGCCGCCTGACAGTCAAGCCGGAACATACCGCCCATAAGGGTCGTAACAGGGTTGAGATCCTCAGAATAGGAGATCTCGCCGCCGTAGAGCTTACCCTCCGCCGTCAGACCGTTCAGCCATGCGTTGAACGCATTGATGATAGCGTCACGCAGCGCGGGGGTCAGGGGCTTGTCGATGTACTGCCAGAATGTATTGATGAACGTGTTGCATATCCAGTCCTGCACTCTGTTGGTGCAGATGAACATCTTAGCTACATCGCTCGTCTTGGGATAGCAGCCCAGATAGTTGCCCCACAGGGTCCAGCCGCCGTTGTTAAGCACGGTGACAACCCCGGCAGATACGCTGATAACGTCAGCCTGCGGAAGTGAAAGCGTTATCTCGGTGCCATCCGCGCAAACCGCGCCGGTGATGGATACGGACTTGTTGGACGGAGACTCATACGGGCAATCGGCATTGACGGAATCCACCTTTGCGATAAGTCCGCACATGATAACAGAAAGGTCGAAAAGGTAATCGCCGCTCCTGACCATCGGCCAGCATACGATCATATCCTCGGATACGTATCCGTTGTCGGTCTTGTGCTTAAGCACCTTGGAATAGTCATTGACTGTCTTGGTGTTGATGTCCACGACCGCCTTGGCGCGGAACAGTCCATTGATACTCGGCGCTTTCGCCGCCATCACCGCCGCTACTGTCGGCTCCGTTGACCAGCCGGGGGCGCATATGAGGTCAGGAACAATCCCGACAACACTGCGGCACATTTCAACTGTTTCCACAGCCATTTCAACGTCCTCTGCCGTGATGGTGGAAAGGTCTGCGACATCATAACCGATCTTGAGCTTGTCGGCGCTGTAGCTCGAAGAGTCTGCCAGCAGCTCGATACACAGCGCATTGCCGCTGTAATATGCCTCGTAGTCAGTACCCTTTGTCAGTACTGTTGACGCACTTCCTGCCGTTACCTTAAGATCGTCGTTTATGATAGCGTCAGCGGTAAGCTCCACGATGTGGTCGGCAACCGTGAATTCCTCGACCGAAACAGCCTTCTTGTGCTTTGCCGGGTCGAAGATGTTGTAGAATATCGCCGGCGACATGCCCATGAGTTTATGATATCCGTACATTGCCTGGCAGAGATTCCACTTGGGCGAACCGTCCGCGTTTCTCCACTCGGTGCTGTAGCCGCCGAGTTCCTCCGCCTCGCTGAATCCAGACGAAAGCTGAGGCTTTCCAGTGTAGCCCTTACCGCGATGGCAGGGCCATGCGCCGATGAAATAAGGAATACCGACCGCTGCGGTCTGCACCGCAACAACGCCGGTATCGTCCTTATATGTGTTTATGCCATGTCTTAAAGCCACGGTTTACTCCTCCTTGCCTGTGATTTTCCTGATAAGCGCGTCATACGGGATGTATATACCGCGCTTTTCCTTCAGGTCGCTTTTTGCCTTTGCAACGTTGTGGTCTGCGACAATAAGCCGCTCGATCTGCGGGTAATCCTTGAGCTTTTCGCCAAACGATTCAATAATTTCAGCCTTTGAGCCGAAATAAATTCTGCCGTTTGTGACAACTCCGCGTATTGAGGGTCCTAAATAGACCCAGACCCTTGACTCAGCCGCCGCGTTCTGCCCGTCCTGCTCCGCCTGTTCCGACTGATTGGACGGTACTTCATCGCCGACGGTCTTTACCTCAGACATTTCCTCCGAAACGTCGGTTTTCCTTGCCAAAGAAATCAACCTCCCTCTGTATAGGTCTGATGTGGAATGTGCCTATCATTTCGCCTGCGTAGTAGGGCGCGGTATCATCGGGATAGACGACCGACTCAACTCCCTCATGCTCGTCCAGTACGAACTCTTTCCCTATCTGCACCTGTTCAAGCAGCCGCTCCTGCACCCTGTCCATCAGGTTGAGGAGCATTACAGCACCGTCCTGCTCGTCCTGCGAGTACACGCAGAAGATAAAGCGAACCACCGCCGTATATGACGGATTCGGCAGGCTGCCGTCACTCCGTCCATGTTTGCTGTTAATGAACTGGACAATGATATATGGAGCAAGTTTACTGGTAGAAGCACTGTCAGGCAGCCGCATGAGATACACTCCCGGAATCCGGCTTTTCTCTTTGGTATCGCCTTTCTGTACTGCTTCCGGAAGAGAATTATTCTTTATCGCGTCCTCGCAGAACTTTTTCAGTTCCTGAATGAGTTTTACCCTTGTCATCATGTCCTCCAACCATTAAGTACCGCAAGGATCTCATGATCAAGCCTCTGCTCGAACGTATCACGAACCTTGTCTCCTATAGCCTGGGCAACATCGTCATTCGTGTCCATCATCTGCGGTGCCGAGGGTCCCAGTTTTTCCTCAATGGGAAAACGCTTGGAAGTTAAACGCTCGTATAATCCTATGTGCCCATGCGTTCCAACTTCCGTCCTGAAAACATGCTTCAGCATTTCTCCGGTGGAACCTTTTTTCACCTTTACCCGGTAATGTCCAGAAGCAGTTAATCTTGCTCCAAACCTGATAAGTGGTATGTGATATCCGCGAAAGTCAATGTCGATTTCAACACCGTCAGCGGTTTTATTGATATGCCGCTTGGACTTTGTGTATTTTTTGAAATCTCCAGCTTTGATGTAGTAAAACTTGCCAACTGCTCTAGCCGCATAAGCTTCGCCGGATATAGCCGCTCTCTTTATTGCTGAACCTATTGCTTTTTCGGCAGCATGAGGCACCTCTGTATTGTTCAGAAGCATTTCAGCACGTTTAAAAACATCAGAACTGCCAACATCGTCTGTAACAAACAAGTCAAATGCAGCATACTTATCTGACCTGCTCATGCTGTATACGTCACTCATCGTAATACCTCAGTTCCAGCGTGATAAGCCCCATCTCGCATTTGGACGTAACTACCGAATACTTGCGGAAAAACGTCTTACCTAGCGCCTCGCCGTCGTCTATCTCAAAGCGATGTCCCTGTTCGGGGATCACCCCGTCAAGGTCCTTCTCGTTGATATAGGCAACGGCGGTCACAAGGTATATGCCCTCAGCATGGTCGCTCTGAATTATAGGTCTGTCAGACTGCTTGACCCGCTGGAGAATGATCGGTATATCTTCATATACCTCTCCGTCGTATTTCACCGTGTGGTTTTCCGCAAATTCCCCGGTATTCATCAGCACATTTGCGATATCGGACTTTACCATGTCCTTAAAGCCCATTACTCGCCCTCCGGATCATCGGACAGCGCGTCGGCGAAAAAGTCGTCAAGCGCCTTGATGAGCTCCTGCTTGGTCGCAGCTGCAGATACCTCAATGCCGTATTCGTTTGCAATCGACTGCAAATCGGCTTTTGAAGTGTCGGCGCTGTACTGCGGTATGCCGAAGTCATCGCCGGCGCTTTCGTTATTATCATTGTCATTACTTTCAGACTGAACCTCGCCACGCTCGGTACCGTCCACCGCCTCCGCGATACCCTCGCGGACAAGCCTTAAGCCCAGTTTCTCGTCAACATCAAACGGCGGGTCCTTGGGGGACTTGGGCTTGACGATACCGTCAACCACCAACCCGAATGTGGTGTTTCTGATACGAATTAACACTGTATGCCTCCTATCAGCCTACAACCTTGCTTGCGAAGATATAAGGGGTATAAACCCTGGGCATTGCAATAGGTCTGGAATACAGCTCGACTGCTCTGGTGTTGTGCTTGTTGTCGACGAAGAGCTTGGAAACTCTCGACTTTGCGATGGTCTCAAAATTATCCCTGCCATAAGGCATGAGCGTTATAGCACCGTAAGCCACACGTCCGCAGTTCGGGAATGTTACCATTGCCGCGTCCTTGGGGAAGTAGCTCTTGGTCTTGCCGTTCTCGTCCTCGTACTTATTGCCCACAACGATAACTCTGAGGGTGTGCCCTCTGAAATTGAATGTACCCAGTTCGCTGATACCGGGCATAACGATACGCTCGTTTACAGCGCCAAAGTTGTAAGCGAGAGTCTTGTCCAGCATTACACGGAGTTCCTCGTTCTTATAGAATACATCGGCAACATCAGAGCCGATAAGCAGGTCGGCAGGCACCATTCCGCGATCGGAAAGCAGCTCGCACATAGCATATACATCACCGATGATATTAGCGTCAGCGGAGTTCCACAGATTCTGGGGGGTATAAGTATGCTCAGAAGCATCTCCGTCATAGAACTGAATGTGCTTGACCTCGCCGGGTGTATTGACGTCGATGTACTCCTGCATAGTGATTGCATTGTTCTGCATTACCTGTGCGCACATCCACTCGATTCTGCGGCGTGTCCTGATTTCAAGTTCCGTGAAATCTTCTGCAAGCAGGCGGATAGCTCTCTGTGCAGGTGTAGAGCCCGTTACAAGAGCCTCGCCGAATCCGCGCTTTGACAGATCGTCAACCGTGAGCGAACGGGATTCTGCTATGTATGCCGGTCTGAATTCGGATAATTCGTAGCCATCGCGTCCAACGCTGATAGCGCCGACGCGCTCTGCAACGAAACGCGCCATCTTACGCTGTCCGGCGCGCTTATACTCTACAAGCACCTTATCCGATGTAAAAATGTCGTTCCTGCCCGTGGTGAAGTAACGTTCGCTGAAAAACATTGATTCCGGCTTAGCCTTTTCAGCAATAGACTGTAACACATAAGACTGTGTGATGTCAAGATTAACTGCCATTTTGTCCTCCTTGTCAGTTAGAATCGGCGGCGGTAAACTCGATGCCATACTTGCGCAGGGTATCCTTGTCTGCCTCCGTCATCTGGTAGCTGTCCTTCATGATGATCTTGTTGCTGTTGAACTTGCCGCCGATGTAGATGGTCATGTTTACATCTTCGTCAGCCGGTACAGTGATATCATCGGTCAGAATACCGTAAGGCTCAAGCACCTCGCTGTCCGAAGACGAAACGGTTGTTCCCAGGATAACAAGTGTGCCGTCCTTTGAAGATTTCGCAAGCACGGTGCCGCGCTTAAGCTCTCCTGTGTTCTTGCGGAGCTTTCCGGTACCAATTCTTAACGCCGGATCCGTCCCGGCGACAAGATTGTCGGCGGATACTGTGCCAAGCTTTTTGAGAAGTTCCGTAGTCATTACTCGTCCTCCTTCAGCGCATCGTCAATAGCTGCTAAAACCTCAGCCTCTTCCTGGGCTTTGTTCTGTCCCGCTCCGCCGTCAGCCTGCGGAGCGACCGCGTGAACGTCTTCCGCACCGGAACCGCTGTAATCTGCCTTCATGTCGTCAAGGAACGACTTGCCTTTCCTTGCATTCTCCGACATAGCCTTGTAAGCAAGTTCCTCGGCGGTGCAGGGGTTCTTGTACTTGGCGTCTGCAAGAAGTTCGTGGCTTACCTGTCCGGCAATAGCCTCTATCTTCTCTAAGCGTGTGCGCTCGTCCGCCAGCGCCTTCTGCACAGCGGCGTCCATTGCCGTCTTATTTTCGACTGCGTGTTCTGCCTTGTAATCCTCTTCAACGCGTGCTGCGAGTTCGGGATTTTCTTTGCGCAGTTCAGCAAGATTTACTGCCATAGTAGTTTTACCTCCCTCATTGTTGTTTGATTTATTTGCATTGCCTTCGTTTGATTCAGGCTGTAATGCCATGTGGTGTGCCGCTGTAATATTTGGAGCGTTATTTACAATCGGTATATTTTCAGGGCATGTTGCTCCGTAAAGCGGCATAAATCTGCCGCTCACATACAGTGCCGTCTTATCAGCCGATGCAGCTATCTTGACTTCATCGCTCGTTTCAATGAGCTCGTCAACAAAGCCCTGCTCCTTGGCTTCTTTTCCGGTCATAAATGTTTCAGCCGACATCATACTGAGCAGTTCGGCTTCCTCTTTTCCGGTCTTACGCTTGTACGCTGCCAACATGACCTTGTCGTAAGCATCATTGGTCTGTGCCACTTTTCTAAGTTCATCTGCGTTGTAATAGCCAAATACAGGCGCTAATGACTTGTGTATCATTATCAGCGAACCTTCGGACGCCTTGACTGTATCAGCAGCACACATAATGTGTGAGCCTGCAGATATTGCCACGCCGTCAACGGTGCAGGTAATCTGTGTGCCGTTCGTAGCCATTTCACGCAGCTTGTTGTATATGACTATCGCAGTTGTACATGAACCGCCGCAGGAATTGAGCTTTATATCTAACTTTCGGCTCTTGGATATTGCCTTTAAGTCATCTAAAATCTCGCTTTCAACGATGTAATTTTCTTCCGTGGGCTTATTGGTGTCATAGTCAAACGGTCTGCTTTTTACTACCAAACCGTAAAGCACAAGCTCGGCGGTTTCCATATCAGCATCAGCCCTGACCGAATAGCCCTCACGCTCCGCGAAATACGCAGCGCCTTTATTCTTCATCGGCATTTTCTTCATCTCCCTCTTCATCATCGTCAGCGATGTTATTCGTCTGGGCGGGTATAATGTTCTTTATAAGCTCGTTCTCCACCGCAAGAGCAGACATATTGTCCTCCCAGTTTTCGCCGTAGTACTCTCTTGTGATCTGCTCGTTCGTCTTCCAGCCGTGCTGAACCAGCATTGCGTTTGACTCGGCTTCCTTCTTGGGGTCAAGCTGTGTGAGCGCCGGACCGTCCCACCGCGCGCTGCACCAAGCCGCTCTGATAAGAGAATCATCGAAGAAACCCGGCGCCTTTATTCTGCCGCGTGCAACAGCCTCAGCAAGCCAGACCTCATAAACAGGCTGGCAGAAGTCATTGACGAACCAAGAACGGCGCATTTTAATGACTTCCCATGCTTCTTCAAGCGCGCCCTTAGACGCCGAATAGGACGCGGTGAATTCCTTGAGCAATACCTCATGTGGCATCTCAAGCGCCGCGCCTATCTGCCGCGCGATCGACTTGGTGAAAGTTTCATACCCGGCAGTCGGTATATTAGGATTGCCGAATACGATTTTTTCGCCCTTTTTCAGTTTTACAATATTTCCGGGCGACATCTCCGGCTCATCCTCGTTGGCGTCGTCATCATCGGAATGGTCGAACATCGGCATATTTGTAGAGTCTGTTTCCGTTTCAAGCCACCCGGTAAAATACGTCTGAATGATCGCCGCCGTAAGTTCGCTTTCCGTGTATCTGCGATTCTGCAGGAGCATTTCAATGACCGGGGCGAGATACGAGACACCACGATACTGGTCGGGGCGCTCTGAATCCATTATCTGCAGTATGTTAGGCAGTCCGGTCTTTTTGCTGACCGCCTCGACTCTGACCCAGTTGATGTCCTTAAGCATGGTCGAATACGGGTAACCGTTGCAGACGTGGTATGCTACCACTCTTCCGCCAGCGTCCACTTCTACGCCGTCATGCACTTCATTATCGCCATACTTGCCCTCTGTGACTGAAAAAATTCCGTTTGAAACAGAGCATAACGGCGTGCTTATTCTGTCAGCTTCTATCATCTGCACACAAAGGGAAAACGGATTAAGCCGGGTAGGCTCCCGCCTTTTCAGCAGAGCAAACACATCGCCGCTCATCAGCCAGGATTTCACGGCTAGCTGCTGCAGTTCATAGAAATTGTTTATGCCCAACGCGTCACATGATGACTTGTTCAGACACCATGCCCGGAATTCAGCTTCGGTGCGTTTACACCACTGCCTTGCACTTTCCGTTGAAAGTCCAAGCAGTTCCGCGTCAAGACTGCACTTCATTCTGAGTCCCGGACCGACTATCTTCGTGCGATTAGTGTTCACAGCGGCGGCAGCTATCGGGGAAGCCATATATAGCATGCGCCCGCGCTGACGCATTGTTGCATTGTGAAAGTCTATATCCTCAATCGGCGCGCCCGAACGCGCATTGAAAGCCCTTAATGACCTTTTAGTAAGCGATGCTCCAGCGTCGCCGTACCCGCTTGCATATACATTTGAGCCGCTCAAAAACGTCCCCCCTTTTTTTGTGGAATAGCAAAGGCACGCCGTTTGACCGGGCGTGCCTTGATTGTATTAAATTGTAGATTTCACTTGTCGGCAATTGCGGCTCATGCGCCGTTTTTGCCCATAAAAAAAGTACCTCTTTCAAGGTGCTTATATTTGTAATTTTTAGATTTTTTTGAGATTTTTTCAAAAAAGCTATTGACAAACACGTTAAAACGTGGTATAATAATATTGTCAGAAGGGAGGTGAAGGCGATGGGCAATAAAATAAAAGAGCTCACCAAGTTGCTCGAACAGCTTGACAAGCTCTTGACCCAGGTGGTGAAAATCCTCATCACGGTCGGAACCATCTGGGCTATAATCAAGGGAACGTTCTTCTAAACGTTCCGCTCTACCGGGGCGAAAGCCCCGGCAAGAGTATTATAACACATTTTCAAAAGGAGGTCAATAGTATGAGCGAAAAAAACAGAACACTTCTCAAGCTGATCTGGCACATTGCAAGCATCTCCATGTCTGTGGTGGCTATAGTATTCTTAATCTGGTTCTTCTTCGTAAAGTAAAGGGGGATTTTTATGTTTCTGTATATCAAGGCATATCGGCTGCGTGCAAAGATTTCCGTGCCGAAAATGTCTGAACTCACAGGCATACCAAAGCGCACCATTGAAGACTTGGAAAAACGCGGCGACTGCCTTGTTTCAAACGCTCTGAAAATCACCAATGTGCTCGGCATCACCCTTAACGACCTGCTGACACCGCCGCCTGACGCCGCTGAGTAAGCCGTTTCCACATTCAAAGCGCCTGCCCGCAAGCAGGCGCTTTTTCTTCGGTGAAGAGCCGCATACGCCGCTGCTGCCGCGCACACAGCCCTCGGAGAAATTATGAACTCTGCCGTTAAAGCCCCAAACCGGCAGAAATCAAGGCGCGATCAAATTCGCGCCCTCTTTTCTGCTGATTTTTGAAATTGATTGCAAAACGTATCATCTGTCCGTGGGGATTATGCCCACGGTCTTGCGCGTTGCCTTGCCGTGCAGGATAGCGTCATAGTATGCCTGCCGGTCAACAGCCTCTTCCAGCAGTTTGTCAAGCTTTGTCATGTCGAACTTGGTGATCTCCATGTCACCGATCTTGTACGATTTTACGCCGCCAGACGTAAGCGACTCCTGCGCCTTGATAAGTTCATCTATACGTTTAGTATAATGCTCATACATTTTACGAGCCGTATTTTTATTAATCATCGTTATCACCAATCTTCGTAAAAATCGCTTTTCTTGCGCTTACGCGGCTTTGCTTTCCTCTCTTTCATGGGAATTGACGCATTTTCTTCGCCTGGCTTAGCCGTTCGGAGCTTCTGCTCTATCGCGTCCCAGTCAGGCGAAAGTATTTCGCACGCCGCAAGGTTGTAGTTCCGGATATCAAAAGCCTCGTTACGCTCATGTCCGGGGATCTTCTGCCATTGCCAGGGGTGTTTCAGTTTCGAAACATACGCAAGGTGTTCCGACATCAGCTGTTTAAAGAATTGCTTGCCGTAATCGTCGCGCAAGGGAAAGTGACAGTAGTTAGCGCCGGGCGACTGAACGCGGAGGTTGTCCACGATCTTCTGCTTGCCGGCGTTAACGCCTATTTCATACACCCACACCTGCCCGATAACCTTGCCATTGACCACGATTTTTTGTTTCTTGGGCGGCGCGGTGTACGGTATATCCGGACGGTTCGCGCCCTTTATCGCAAACACATGGTCATATTGACGGGCAAGACAGTGCTGGCGGACTTCCTGTGTAAAGTGTCCGCCCTCGTCAATAAAAGTAAGCGAGATCTGCAACGAAACCCCGCTTTTGAACTTGTATTTATGAGATAATACCTCGTCAAGCCGCTCCCAGACTTCTTCTGTGTCAGGGCGTCCAAGGATAACGCCTTTCTTTATACCCCATGTTTCACCGTATCGCCGATGTCCCACGACCTCATATTCAAGGCGGTCATCTTGTGTATCCACACCGCAGGTGAGCAACAGTACGCCGTCCGGCACTTCTGCCTCATAGACTTCGCGCCGCGCCATAACATCATCTTCTGAAGCCATGTCGCCGCGCTCTTCCCAAAGTTCGCCGAACTGCGTATTATACACGACCTGCAGCTTTGCGGAGTCTGTCCCCGCCTGCAGGAACTGTAATATTATCGACTCCCAGGTTGCCCACGGTGAAACCCATGCAGTCAGCCAGAACGAGCGCGTTTTGTGGTGCTTTCTGGCTTCGGGAACCGTGGCGACCCATTTCGCCGGCTGACTCTTCATCGTGTGTTCGTCAGATATGCCGCCGCATTCCGGACACACATAGAAAATCTCTGAGATGTGGAATATCTTCTTGTCGCCATTTTCGGCGGTGTCGTACTCAAATCTGATATTATCAAATGTGATCTCGACATATTCGCCGCAATGGGGGCATTGGGTTTTCCACCGCTCCATCGTGCCTAAGTTGTAAGAATTTTCGATAGCTGACGCCCCTTTTACAGTCGGCGTTGAAACCTCGACCATCTTCTTGTTGTAGAACGTTCTCGTTCTTGCAACCGCCAGCTCCCACGGGTCGCCCTCAGAGCCTGCACTCGTCGCCCACCTGTCGCGCTCGTCGCCGAATACATAACGGATAGGCATTGATGAAAGATCGTGCGCCACGTTCGAACCAGTCATGACGAGCACGCCGCCGGGGAACGACTTCTGCCGCTTGGTGTTCGCTGCGTCGCGTGACTTGGGATCAGCGACTTTGCGCTTAAGGCAGCGCGTTTCACGGATCATCGGCGCAATTCTCATTTCCGAGTAACGCTTAACATCGTCAATCGTGGGCTGTATCAGCAGTATCGGGCCGGGGTCCTGGTCTATGCAGTATCCGACCATGTTGTTAATGGTTTCAGACTTGCCGACCTGCGACGCGGCGACAACTACGATATGCTCGATAAGCGGGTCAGTAAAACTGTCCAGGATATCAAACATATACGGAGTTCGAGAAGTCCGCCACTTGCCGACTTCCGCTGATGACTCGGAGGTAAGCCGGCGGTTCTTGTCCGCCCACTGTGATACTGTAAGGTCTTCCGGCGGCTTCATGCCGCTGAGGATCTTCGCAAGGCAGGCGTTCAGCTTGTTCACCCGATCTTTTTCTGATTCTCGGAACACACCGCCACCTCCCGCCGCTCAAACCCCTTTCTGACACACGGATTTATGATAATATCAAGGTTCGGGCGTTATGAAGTTGCACCACAAGTGCTAAGGCACAGCAGCTGTGCTCACCCGATTTTTAGCCGCATAAGGCTTGGTGGGAACGGCGGGTCCTGCCCCCGCTGGTGATTTTAGCAGGTGAGATAATCACCTAACTTCTTCCACGATATTGCTATCGCTATACAGTTGTATGCCCCTGATTCGTTGGGGCACTTTTCACACTTGAACCTGCCGTGTATTCACGTCATCTTGCCGCGGTGCGTTCCCATGCTACGGCTGTTGTGCTAGGCAACAGCCGCTTTCGACATTTGAAAGGACAACCCCCGCCGTTCATGTGCAGCGAGGGTCGATAGGTAGGCGGTAGCGGGGATCGAACCCGCCGGCAGTGGGCTGAACCAGTATAAAAACTGACTTTTTACCATAACCGTATCCCGACATATACCACCGTCCCAAGACAGCAGGGCGGACTTGAACCGCCGACACGGGGTGTGCTTTCCCCGGCTCTACCAACTGAGCTACTGCCACACGAACACCACAGTTCCACATCAGATAATGCGCTCCCGCACTACCTCTGTTTCACCGCGAACGGATGAGTAGTCCGCGCCTGTGCCGTGTATTGTATACACAACGTCTTGACAAGAGCCTGCGGATTTGCACCGCACGCGCTAAGGCGCGGCACTGTGCGGCTCTGAAATCTGCGCAGGGTCAAAGGAGAAAGCCCCTGCGCCTTGTATCGTCTGCGCGGTGTTGCAAGTCCGCGCTATTACTCTGTTTGAATCGAACAAAAATACCGCTTGGGCGCGGTGATCAGACTGGTTGAATGTTGGCTCTGTGTCCGTCGCCTCAAACGGTATTTTTTCGATTATATTGTATCACAAACATGAAGGGACATGGGGGACATTCGGGACAAATTGCAAAAATAACTGAAAAAGATATTATCGAACAAGCTGTATTTACCCTCTGAAATCCGGTGCTTACTAACTTCACGCCGATTTATTCTTCATCTTCTCCATCGTCGAAGTCAGCGTCAAGTTCACGGTTAGTCCGCTGCCGCACCAGCTCGTCATATCTTTTCGGATCATACTTGTATTCGGATAAGTCCTTAAGGATCTCATGAACCTCATGCTCAATGATCTTCTGCACCTCCGCCGGCTCGGAGGACGCAGCACAGTCAGTGGCACACCTTCCGGCAAGAGCCACAAGCCCGCCGCGAACGAAGTAGAGCAGGTCGGCGGTCATTTTCTGTACGTCCTCCGAACGGTGCATTTTGCCCTGAAACTCCTTTGCCTGCATTTCCGCAATAACCGCCTTGGATTCCTTAAGTTTTGCCTCTGCCTTTTTCCGCTTAAGCTCCACATCGGCGGTATCATCATCACTCCGGCGCGATTCCAGCGATGCGCAATAAGCCCTCATGGTCTGCGTAAAGTCGTAGAGCGCACCGTGCTTTGTCTTGGTTTCCTTGATGATCCCGCGCGCTGTTATGTCGCGGATCCATGACGTAGTCTTTCCGGTCGCCGCTACAATGTCGGCGGTCTTCACGAATATCTGCGCTCCAGCTTTCAGCGAGTATATGATCTCCGCCGGCTTCAAGTTCGCGGGACGTGCGTCTTGTGCCGCCTCCGACCGCGTTTCTTCCTCCATAGCCTCCAGCCTTGCCGCTGCATCAAGCACCGCACTGTCGCCGCTCACAGAGGAAACATCAGCCGCATTCCTGCGTGACGTGCGCGCCGGCTTATCCACGTCGGCTTCCGGCTCTGTTTTCTTCGCAGTCTTGCGCTTGGTGTCCGCATTGCCTTTCGCGGTGCTTTTAGTCTGTTTCGCTCCGCTTGAACCGCCTTTTTCACTACTTTTAGCGGGTTTCGCTCCGCTTTTCGCCGTTTTCTTGCCGCTAGGCGTGGCTTTTGCCCCGCCCGGAACTGGCTTTGTAGCCGCCTCCGACACCGTTTTTTTGACCTCGGTTTCCTGTGCTTTTTTCCTTGCCATTTTTCTAATACCCCCAAAAATATTTTTTTCAATTCAAGTGACCCGTTTTTTTCTCCATGACTAGGCGAAAATTGGGCGTCGGCGAGCCTCACCTCACCCCGCCCCCGGGTCACAGTACCTTGAGGGGGCGTTCACATCGGCAAAAGGCAGGAACAGCGCCCTTGCTCCGCTCTCTGCCATTTTATTGATTCCGTGTTAAGGTGTCAGTTGTACTCCTTCAGCAGGATAGCAAGCGCCTTTTCCGCTTCTGATGTCTGAGGTTCGATGTCCTCGCCTCGGTCGTAGTTGTACACTACTTTGCTGTCCTGAACAAGTGTTAGCTTTGAGATCCTGCCGTTGTCAATTCCGAACTGACTTTCGTTCTCGTAGTGTTTCACCCAGTAGCTCACCGATGTCATGCCGCCGTTGCTGCTTGGTATTCCTATTGTTCCCTGTGTCCACATATTCTTCTCCTCCTGCTTGATGTGTATTTCCTTTCGGTGTGTCCATATTAACTCTAAAGGGACGAAATTGCAAGCGATTGCAAAAGAATATCCTGCACAAAGATTTCGCAGATATCATGTGTATTTTACCTGCTGTAGCAACGGTGAATGATGTCGATGATCTTGTTCTGCTCCTCGGCTGACACTCCGATACTCTTCAGAGCCTCTCTTGTGCCGCATTCCGGGCAAATGAGTGTGTGGCCATCATCGCGCGATATTGCAGGCGGTGCGGTATAAATCGCGTTGCATTTGGGGCATTGCGCCGCTCTTCTTGATGTTGTTTCTTTCATAGTGCTGCCTCCTCGCTTCTCTTTACTGCGTCCATCAGGATATTGATATCAAATCCGAAATCTTTGTAGCCTTCTCTGCAGGTGTTGATGTACACCGGACTCGGTACTCCTACCCGCCTATCCTCATGCATAATGTAGGCAAAGCAGTCGTGAACGCCCAAGTCCTCGCCGTCCCTGCCCCATATCTGCTGTCGGAATTCCTTCTTGTAGTAGAATGCGGGAAAACCCTCGTAGCGGTCTAAGGCGCTAATGTCGCGCTCCGTGACCGCCCATACGCCCACGGGCACGCTAGAGCCTTTGCGCCGCTCGATGGTCAGGTATGCCCCGGTCTTGCTCCCTTTGAAGAGGAGCTCATAGTCTTTGATTTCAGCCGTTCCGTAGAATTTTGCGTCCGGACAGCGTATGATCATCTGAACAATGTTGAGGTTGCTGCCATAAGCCAAGTAGAGTTTTTCTTTCATAAAAATACGTCCTTTCTGAAGAATTGCCCTTCTACCACCCTAAGACCGCCGAAGCGGTCAGGGGCGGTTTGCCGGGGTCATGCAGTTCTGCCGTTTCGGAAAGCTCCGTCGCCGCTCAGGCGGTTCGTGAAGGTTTCTCTTGCGGTCTTGAACTCGTTCCCGATAAATCCAAGGCGAAGGAGCCAAGTGCGCATCGCGTATTTAGGATTGTCCACCTGCTGGGGCTTGGGGCTTGCACTCTTTGCGTTCTTTGCCATCGCGCTGAGCGCTAAACAAAGCTGAATGTAGCTCTTGAGCTGTCCTGCGTGAAGCCCATTCTGCTTTGTGCCGCTCGGTGCGTCGAATTGGAAAAGCCTGAACTCAATCGTGCCCTTGGTGAAAGTGGCGTGCAGGTTAAGCATGTGGTATCTGCTGTCGTTGTAATGCGCTGACCTGCCGTAGCTTGCGTTCTGGCTCGTGTACCAGATGTCCGCAAGCTCCGCCATGGTCTTGGGCTTTTTGCGGTTGAGCTGTTCGAGGAATGCGGGGCTTACCGTGCGGCAGTAGCGGTTCATTCTTCCTCTGTCAAGGTTGAGGGCGCTTGCTAAAAGGCTTTCGTGGCTTGCCATTATATTTGCGAGGTTTCTGAGGCTCTGAGGCGTGTGTCCCTGTGCGCCGATGTGAACGTGTACCCCGCAGCCCCTTGTTGCGTCGCTCTTGGCTCCTGCCTTGCGAAGTCGGCGAATGAGTTCCTGAAGTGTTTCGATATCGCTGTATGTAAGGATTGGAGTTACCATTTCGCACTTTTCACCGTCAGGTCCGTGAATGCTTACGTCTTTCTGGAATTTCCACTCGCGCCCCTCGCTGTCCCAAGCGGAGAAGGTGCAGTATCCGTTGCGGCCGGCGGTGTTTTCGTGGCGGTGCGTTCCGAAGAACTCAGCGGCGATCTGCGCGGCTTTCGCTCTTGTTATGTTGTTCATCTCGACCTCAACGCCTATGGTCTGGTTCTTAATGCCCTCGATCTGTACCTGTGTGTTTTTCATTGTCGTGTCCTCCGTTTGGCTTTGTTTTCCCTTTCGGTGTGTACATATTAACTCTAAAGCGAGATAATAGCAAGCGGTTTAGGAACAATATATTACACGAAATGTACAGCGGAATTATGTGTATATTATGCCGCTCGGTGCTGCCTGCTGACCAGCTATATATTAACTCCGAAAGGGACACATATCAAGAGAATAAACTCACAAACTTTCAACATTCAACTGTGAATAGTAAACAATGCCCGAAAGGACGAAGAAAACGCAGGGCAAAGCAACGCCGTTTCCCCACAGCTTGTATTCGGCTGAATCGCTGTGAGGACTTTTAAGCCATGAGCGGAGCTGCTTACCTGACTTTACCTTGTTTGAGCCGCTCGTTATATTGCGGTGAACTTCAAATACCTGCCGCCAGAATTCAAGTTCACCCTCAGTCGGTTCTTCTGTTCCAAGGTCGGCGCACCACCAATCCGGAAAGCCTTGCAGCCGGGCGCACTCCGTAGGCATGAGCCGCCGGACGATGTATTGAGGTTCTTCCGCAACGGTCGGTGGATCCTTATAATCAGATGCCACAAGAGTGCCTGCAACATTCTCGGTAGCTTCTGTGTGGTATGAGTTCTTGCTCGTGCTGTACACCCGCGCTGGAGAAAAAGCTACAGCGTGACGGTCGGTAGCGTTCAACGTGAAAGAAACGTCCTCGTTCACTCCGCTGCCTTGCGGTCCGTTCTTGTCCGTTCTGCCTATCATCGAGCCCTGGACGGATACAACAGCAACCCCGCCTTGGTTGGAGTCCGGCGCATTACCGCCGGTATCTATTGTCCGCGACGTAGTAGTTTCATAGCAATTATGCCTGGCATTCTTTGTTCCCTCGGAGGTAAATCTTACATCAAAACATCTCGTTTCTTTGGTCACAACAAACGGCTGATTGTTCCCGCCCATTCCATAGGTCGAACTTACTGTTGGAGCAACATCAAGCGGTCCGGTATACCGTGTGTCCTGTGAATGATTTTCGTAGACAGTTGCTGGTATCGTCCCAGCGCGGAGCGTGGGCGAGGTTTCTTCCTCGTAGCCGATTCCACGTGCTTTCGCCGAATGCTCCGCGCAAAAGCCGGCAGCGTTCATTAAGCCCCCGCTTGCCGCTCCAATGCCGCTTTCAGCAGCGGCGGCAGTTCTTTGCCACGTGCGGAAGCTCTCAGCAGAATACCCCGACACGCTTTCGGACTCAAACAGTATCTTTCCGGCGCGTTCGGAATCAAGATCTGCGACAAGGTAGATGCGTTTTCTTCTCTGGGGTACTCCCCAGTATTGAGCGTCGAGGACTCTCCAGGCAACGGAGAAGTCTTTTGCCATGATATATCCTGCTGCTGTCCATCTCTCATATTGAGGAACAGAAACGGTTTCATCTTTGATTTTACACAGGCTTTCGAGGACGCACCGAAAGTCCTCGCCGCCGTTTGAGCTGAATGCTCCGGGAACGTTCTCCCACACGCAGTATCGCGGGTATTTGCCATTTGTTGCACACCTCATTTCCTTGATTATCCTGACTGCCTCATAGAACAAGCTGGAACGTGCGCCGTCCAAGCCGCTCCTCTTTCCGGCAATGCTCATATCCTGACACGGACTGCCAAATGTGATAATATCGACAGGCGGTAGTTCCGCGCCGTTAAGCGCAGACACGTCGCCGTAGTGTTCCATCTGCGGCAGTCGCTTGGTTGTGACACGGACTGCAAATGGTTCTATTTCCGAGGACCACAGCGGAGTTATTCCCGCAAGCACTCCACCTAGAGGAAAGCCGCCGCTGCCATCAAACAGACTGCCTAAAGTCAGTTCACTCATGCTCCACCGCCTTTGCAAGTGAAGCATACGGGATTTTTTCACCGTTTCGCTCTACAAATACATCGTCAGAACGTCCGGTATCATCAACATATCTTCGCAGGATAACGGAAGCGTACTTCTCGTCCAGCTCCATCGTATAGCATATCCGGTTTGTCAGCTCACACGCCATAAGCGTTGAGCCGCTCCCTCCGAACGTATCAAGCACGATAGCATTTTCCTGTGAGGAATTCTGAATGGGGTATGATAAAAGGTCAAGGGGCTTCGAGGTAGGGTGGTTCGCGTTCTTCTTGGGTTTGGCAAAGTTCCAGATGGTGGTCTGCTTTCGGTCGGAATACCATGAGTGCTTGCCGTTTTGCAGAAATCCATATAGAACCGGCTCATGCTGCCATTGATAGTCGCTTCGTCCTAAAACCAGACTATCTTTGACCCAGATACAGCAGCCAGCGAGATGAAAGCCGGCGTCAACGAAAGCCCGACGGAAATTCAGTCCTTCCGTATCAGCGTGGAAGATGTATGCCGCCGCGCCCTTTTCGAGGCAATCAGCCGCCGCGCTGAAAGCAGACTTGAGGAAGTTATAAAAATCCTCGTTCTTTATGCTGTCGTTCTGAATGGTCAAGCCGCTCGATGATTTGAATGATACGCCATACGGCGGGTCTGTCAGGAGCAGGTTCGCGCGCTTGCCACCCATCAGTGCGGCAACATCATCGGCGCTGGTGGCGTCGCCGCACATCAGGTGGTGTCTGCCTACCGTCCAGATATCGCCGCGCTGTACAAATGCCGCTTTCTCCAATGCGGCTGACAGGTCGTACCCGTCATCTTCAACATCAGATTTGCTTTTATCATCGAATAAGTCCGCAAGTTCCTTTTCGTCAAAACCTGTGATGGATAGGTCTACTCCCTCGCCTTGCAGGTCTGACAGCTCCACAGCAAGCAACTCATCATCCCAGCCTGCGTTAATGCTCAGCTTATTGTCTGCGATGATATATGCGCGTTTCTGCGCCTCGGTGAGGTGTGATTCCTTGACGCAGGGTATTTTCTTTAAGCCCAGTTTTTGGGCGGCGTAAAAGCGACCGTGACCGCACAAAATCGTGTTATCCTCGGCAATGACGATAGGGGCGAGGAACCCGAACTCTTTTATTGACGCGGCAATTTGGGTTATCTGTGCAGAGGAGTGCGTCCTGGCATTTCGCGCATAGGGGATAAGCTCCTCAACGTCCGCAAGGTAATAGTTCAGCTCGTTATTCACCGTAAACCACCTCCCGAACGTATGCCGTCGGTGTGGGACGTGATTCTTTCAGCTGAAGATTGATTTCACCGCGTATCGCGATTACCTGTTTCATGTAGGACTGTGCCATCACGACATAAGGAGACTGTATGGGCGCACCGGTGGTCGGGTGCTTGGCAATATAGCCGTACTTGGATATGAGCCGCTCAAGGTGTATCCATCGAGCCACGGAAAAAGCATATTGCTCAATCATCTGCATTGATATGGCATTTCTCATTCCGCGCAAATCGAGCCATTTGAGCGTGTCCTTTAACACCTCATCGGCTCCAAGTTCGCTGCCGTCGCGCTGTATCTCTTTCAGATACTCCTTGATAGGCGGCATCTCAACCGCTTTGATTTCTTCACATTTTTTCCTGGGTAACATAAAACCTCCTCAATTTTATATTGCGCCGGGCGAGAACGCAAAAATTGAGGAGTGCATTGCATCTGATTATGTTTTCATTATATCACGCATTGGACGGGACATGGGGGACATTGGTGACAACTTAATCAGGATTGTCCGATATGTAGCGATAGTACATCTTCTTGACGGAGTCGATGGTGTTACCACCACCGAGCTCCTCCGCAACAGTCCGCCAGCTTTTATGCTTGAGAACTCGCTTCTCCATGATGCGCTTAATAAGCAGGTCGTTGATACGCGCGATATACCGCTCAATTCTGACTTTCAAAGCCTCATACTCCTTGACCTCATTGCCAAGCTCCGTCTTGAGGTGTGCCAGCTCGATAAAGCTGTCCTCAGTACGGTTGCGCGGTGTAGGATTCTTCGGTACACCGCTCGTATCGAAGGCACTGGAACCACAGAGTTTTGCTTCAATCCTCGCGATTCTCTCTTTATCATCTCGAATAGCGTCCTCCAGCAGGTAATATTTATTTAATTCTGCTACCGTCATAATATCGTCCAATCCCCTTTATTAAAGATATCCGTTGTCTTTTGCGAATGTATTCATCTTCTTAAGTGTGATTTTCCCCACGCCCGGAATATTGGCATTTGCGAATGCCTCAAGAAATTCAGCCGCACTCTTTGCCGAAGATGACTGCTGCCGAAATGCTGTAGAAAGCTTACTTGCCGCCGCAGACGCGGAACGAATCTTCTCGACCAGTTGAGCGTCGGTCATTTTGCGGAGTTTAACAGCCTCCTCATGTATACTTACTTCTTCCGGTGTTCGCCTGCAGTTTCTTTTCTTTGCCATGTTTTATTTACACCTCCCTGTGAAATTGATTGCAAACAGCTACTTTTCGTCAAGGTATGAGAGCAGCGTTTGTTGAGCCGCCTCAAATCCGTAGCACACCTCGACCGCATATCCGTTGCTCTTCAGCTTTTCTATCCAAGTGTTCTGTGCATTAGACGTCCGCCCATTTGGAGCTTTCATCTCGATAAACAGTCCGTGATAAGCGCCGCGCGGAACAGGGAGAAACAGATCTGGAACACCCGCCTGCACTCCCATCGCCTTGAACCTTGCAGCTTCGACCTTGCTGCGTTTGCCGCCGTTCGGGACATGAAACAGCAACGACAACTCGGGGTGTCTGCCGCTTTCGAACTGCGCCCAGCGAATAAGTATCATCTGTTCGTTATCTTCTATGTGCTGCATCTATACCCCCAGAACGCGCGACGCGTACATATCAGCAGTGTGAGTAAAGAGTACAGCCGGGTACCGTTCGACCGCTCTGCCGTAATACTCCCACTCCTTCTGGTCTGTAAACGACCCCATGTGCCAGCGAATACACGCTATCTCCTGTTCGGTGAGAGTGATATGCCGCTGGAGCATTATCAGGGACTTTTCGCCATGACCTGTGAGTATCTGGTTCTTGTTCCATTCCCACTTGTTGCCGGCCCAGTTGTAGCAGTAGTCATCGACCTTGCAAAGGTCATGGAACATCCCGACGAGCCAAGCGCTCCTGCTTTCGTTCCACTGCAATCCGAGGTTTCGCGTATATTTCTCCAGCTCGGCTACAACTTGACTAGAGTGTATATAAAGTCCACCGCGCTGGTTTCCATGATGTCCAAGGGAGGCTGGAGCAGCGAAAAAGCCGTGTGCCTTGAGCCAAGATGGGAAATTTTCAGGAACGTCAACGCATTCTGGATAATTGAAAAAGTCGGAATAGTTTTCCTCGTTTACCTTTGCAAGCTCCTTGTGATCGTCGCCGAAACAGCTAAACAGGAACTCCAGCTTTCTCTTCGCATCGGCACAGGGCTTGAGCTTGCCACTTTCCCAAAACTCGACCTCGCTGGGGATCTCATCAACAGCATAGGCTACCCGCTCAATAGTTAAGCCTTTTCTTTCTCGTAAATTTTTCAACTGACTTCCTATTTCGTTATTCATTTTATTCTCCAATCAGAATGGGTAATCATCGTCCGGTGTATTGTTGCCAGCTATGGGCGGTGAGTATGAAGCAGCGGGCTGTTCCTTTGCGCCGCTCGGTGCGCTTGATGTCTTTGAACCGCCGAAGTTCGCACCCTCCACATAGATTTCGGTTTTGCTGACCTTATTTCCTGCTTTGTCGGTGTATTCGTTGGTTCTCAAAGAGCCGTTGATTATTATCATATCGCCCTTGCCGAAATGATTGCAGATAAACTCAGCCGTATGACGGAAAGCTACGCAGGAGAACCAGTCTGTTTTGTAGCTTCCGTCAGGCTCTTTGTAGTTGCGCTTGACGGCTATCCGGAAAGAAACGCTTGATATGCCGCTCGGCGATGTGTTCAGTTCGGGCGCTGCTCCAAGGTTGCCCTGCAGGCATAAGTTATTCAGCATCTTCCTCGTCCTCCGTGTCCTCGTTCTCGTCGAACGTGTACTGATGTTCGACCACGGAATCGCTTGCTGCTCTGCGTTCCTCCTCAGCTGCCAAAGTATTCAGATAAAGGCTCATGCAGTTGTATATCTTGGTCTGCGATTCCTGCCAGGAGTCCACCATTCCTTTTGGAATACGAAGTGACGGAATCATTGCAACCAACTGTAAACCGTTATATACAAGCAGATATGTAGCACCGTCCTCGCCCTGAATAAGCACCTTTTGTGTATATTCTGTTTCAACAATGGGCGAAAGTAGCTCGGCGGGAATAAACGCAAACGCAGTCTGGTCTTTGTCGACAACGACTTTCATCTCTTCATCTCCGAAGAATGTGGAGTGTATTTCGATTTCGTCGGCTTCAAATCTTCTGAATTTGCAGGCCGTTTCAACCTTTTTGGCGAGTATACACGCTCCGTCGCTATCGTCCCATGTATTGTCGATCGTCTTTGCATTGAAATCGAACATGGCACAAGCCTGTCCATACGTTATTGAGGGCAAATCGGAAATATCGTAAAGCCCCCAATTTCCTCCGAGCCACTGCTGTGACCGCTCGTTGATCGTAGAGGTTATGCCAAGGTAATGTGTCTTTTTCACGAGTTTTGCGAGTTTCTTAATTATCATGATAATTCCTTTCTTGCGGTTGTTTTAAGCTTGCTTTTCGACTACCGCCTATAACAATACCCACCATTGGGACCTTTCATTGATTTAATGTCCATACCATAAACGCGCAAAGCCTTTATGTATTCTGCCAATGCTCTATGCCACAGATCAATTCCGTGCAAATTAAGCATGTCAAGCAGTTTTTCCGATGACAGCGTTTCATTTGGACGTTCCTCGAAGTACTCCTTTAGATAGACCGGAACAAGCCTTTTTCTGATTTTATCATTGGTGATCAAATCATTTCTCCCCTATGCCATTTCACTATGAACCAATATTCAGCATTGATGATACCGCAAGCGCGTTGTCCTTGTTCTCCAGCTCCCTAATGATGTGCAAATATATGTTCTGTGTTGTAGACATGTTCGAATGTCCGAGCCTCTTTGACACGCTTGCAATAGATACCCCGGCGGCAAGGAGAAGGGAAGCGTGCGTGTGCCGTAAACCATGAACGGATATCACAGGTATTCCGAGTTGCTTGCATTTTGCTTCAAGAATATCGTTGGCACATGAATTACACATGCTATATTGCCGACCATATCTGAAAATAGGCTCGTTTTCCGGAATATCCTTTATGAGGTCAGAAAACTTCTGAAGCGTGATCCAGTCGACCTGTATAGTTCTGATTGATGAAGCGTTTTTCGTGGGCTCAAACTGCGCTCCGCTTCCTTTTTTGTAACCCCACGTCTTATTGACAGTTATCGTCTGCGCTGCAAAATCAAAATCCTTTCGCGTAAGCCCCAGCGCCTCCGAAAATCTTAATCCGGTCTTTATGATGAGAAAAAGAAGATGGTCATAACCTAACTTACCGTCAAGGTTAAGACTTTTAACAAGAAGCTGTACCTCAAACTGACTGAGGAATTTAGGCTTTTTCTCTCTTGAAGCCATAGCCTTGACAGCAACTTTATACGTGGGGTCGTTCTTCAGGTCACCGTTGTTTCTCGCGTCAGATATGCACGCTTTAAGGTGATGGTGAAAATCAAGAGCCGTGGTTCTCTCGTGTGTTTCGCCATAAACATTAAGTATTCCCTGATACGCCGTTCGGTCAAGCTCCGACATCATGAGATCGGGTGCTATTTTCCGAATTGCCTTTGAGGTGCAGTAATATTTGTCAAGAGTTACCTCTCTTATGTTGCCTTCTTTGAACTCCTTGACCCACCTGTCAAAGTAATCACAGAACTTTTCGTCCATTATTATTCCTCCCTGCATTTGTTATTCTGGTGATCATCCGCACCTTTCTACGCCCATTCCATACATTGCTGAAATACATCGGCGTGAACCATATGTTATCCGCAGGCGGTGTGCAAAGCGGATCGAAGCGATACGGTTCTTCCAGGCTGTCCCCGATATAGATGATAGCAGCTATTCCAAGCAACGAAAGCTGTATGTAACACATCAGCGCCGTGTTTTCCGAAAGATCCTGCGCCACCACAAGCACATGATCCTGCAATTTAAGATGGGAACCGCCGGCCGCAAGCGAACGCTGAATAGAATTTGCCATTGAAATCAGTATTGCACCTGCGCCGGAAGCACTGTCGAGCATTGTCACATACCCCTTTTTCTGAATCAGCCTTACGGCATTATCGGACGAAATGCCCGAAACAGCCTGGCATACTCTGTACGGTGTGAAGAACTGACCAGTCCAGTGACTTTCAAGATTCAGCTTCATGTATATGCTGCCAAGCATATCCTGCTCTCTGTTCTGCTCATATCCGTCCATAACAAGTGTAAAAAGACGTGAAAAGCTGTTCATCTCTTCGCTGTCGTATTTGCCAGCAATCGCCAGATACCGCTCTTCCCGTTCTTTCCGGAAATCAAACTGCTGAGAACAAGAAATAGCTGTTAGCGCTATAAAATCCGCCCATATTTCCCATATCTGATACCTGTTTTTCATCTCCGAAATGATTTTTATGAATCCATCTTGATTATTATCATTCAAAGAGTGATTTGCCTCCACACTCATTGTAAACAACCCTCCTGTTCGATTTTCCGACCGCATTCTGGGCAAAACCTCAGCTTGTAGATGCCATAATCGCACCAGCTTTTGACACTGCCATTAACAATCAACTTTCTTACCAGCGTTGTTAAATACACCGACTTTATTTCCGATGGGGTATCGACCTTGCTTTTCAGCATTTTGAGATCTTCGCAGAAATGACACCGCTTTTTACTCATTGTGCTTGTTTCCTCCGTTTACAGAATTCTGGATCATCTTTGCAAGAAATTCTGTAAATCCCGTATCACTTTGGGATTCCTGCTGGATAGGTTCCTTTGCAGCATAATGTAAGCAGCAATTTGCGCCGACGCTCTGCTGCGGAAACTCGGCACGAATCAAATCTCTTGCAGCTTCTGCATGTGCCTGGCTATCAAAAAGTGCGAAATAAAGCATCTCTCTGTCATCTTCATGGAAGAACACTTGGGGATCACACCACCCGACAAACCCGTCCATTTTACGTATTGCGGCTACAACGCGCTTTCTGAATTTATCAAGTGGGAACTCCCACGCAAAAAGCGTAACAGTCCATACCGGACATCGGAACTTTCTTCTGGTCGGGTAACGCTGTATCTTAAGTTCACCTTTCACTCTTAATCACCTTCAGTCCCTTTCTTCCATAATCGTCATATTGAGCTGTCTGCCCAGCCATTTTAACCCCTCCAGTGTCAGCTTGTGCCAGGTGTACTTTTCGCTCTGCGATTTGGTAATTATATAGCCCGGCAACTTGTTTAGCAGCCTGTTTCCGGGAATATTAGCTGCGAAATAGTTACGATATGGTCTGTAAAACGCCTTCCCGTGTCTGTGGTATGGATTGTGGCTATCAAGTCCTACCATGTGTTTACAGAGGTCGATTACTTTTGCAAGCTCCTCTGGGGTAAAGTCCATTTCAATTCCCATATCCGTTCCCATTTCGCCGAGTGCAGTGCCGTGTTCATTGCTCCTCTTTTCAGCCCAGTTTCTGGGGTGTTTGCAGCCAACCATTCCGTCAGCGTACTCTGTTCCGTATTCGCCTTCGCTTTCAGCGCACACCCCGTCATCAGCGATGGGACATAATGGGCAATTGTCACACCTCATATTCGTCACCCCACCTTAAAGCCTGCCCGCAATGGCAGCAGTAATCAGCTATGCTTGTTCCTGCAAATTCGCGTACACAACAAGGGCAAAAATAAGCGCTTATGTATCCTCTGATAGGTGCCTTGGGTATCTGCTTTTCAAGGGCTTCAATAGCCATATCGTAAGCCTTTTCAATATCCTCAAAGGCTTCTCCGTTATTAGGGATACTTGTTTTTCTGCGTATGATTGCGATTGCTTCTTCTGATGTCATTCTCGCTCACTCCCTTTCGAAATAAAACCGCACCACAGTTTTTTCCGGGTGCTTAATTAGCCCGAACCGGACGAGGTTCCTGTATGTTGCGCTGCTTTTCATTAGCACCGCCGGCGCTTGCTGTATTACTGCTCTAAACTTCTCAACGGTGTACGTTGACTTGTAATGATTGCAAGCCCGACACGCCGGATAGAGATTTGAAATCTCATCAGCGCCGCCAAGGTGCAGTGGGACAACATGGTCTGCCTGCATTTCTTTGATTGTGATTTCACAGCCACAGTAAGCACAGTGACCGCCGAATTTACCATAGATCTGCTGACGTTCAAAAGGAGTAAGAGCCCTTCTTCTCTGTTCAGCCATTGTTACCGCCGTCTTTCCGTGACGCTCGGAACATGGGAACATAGCCGTTCCAAACTCTGTACCATGCACAAACGTGCTTCATATCAATGCTGACGTGCTTTTTCTTGGCACGGGAAACGGTGTAGAGATCCTCCGCCTGGATCTGCTCCCAGCAGGAGGAATCCATCATCGGTAGTCCGGAACGTCTGCACCACGCAGCACGATATGTTTTGTAGTAGTCGTTGTAACTTTCCTTGGCCTTTTCGAGCCAGTTTGTTGTATCAGCCATTTCAATCCACCTTTATCCTTTCGAACTCAATGACCCAAACCCATGGATTGGCCGCCCAACCGTATACTTCAAGGTCTGATCTAGAAACCGTTCCGTTCCATAAGGCAGCAAAGCTGTTAACTAGCCGGCATGTGTTATCTCGGATGAAATCCTTGCAATCTCCGTTGTGATGCATACACTTCTCGCAGGGCTTGTACAAGCCCTCGGCGTTGATGTTGCCAGGTGTGCGGTAATCACCGGTGACAACGTCCTGCACCTTTTCCACCCTCACATTAGTTACCCGCAGGAATATTCGGGCTTCTTCTTTCGGCATATGTATTGAGGGTTTCCAATGTTCAAGACCTGGAGGCTGTTCTCCGGCATGAGCAGATGCCTTGAAATAATAGCATCCATACTCCTTCTTTTCGGAATTGTATCTTCTGTGACCGTTGGGATCGGCGCACTTGCCATCATCTGTTTCCATACCACAGTCCCAACAAGGACACCAGCTCCATGATTCCCTAACATAGAGAATATCGCCTTTGTATGCTGGTTGTGTCTGTGGACTTTCAAACATCTTTCCGTTTTCATCATAGTCATATACGCCCGTAAAAGAGTCATCTGACTCCCGGAATGTAACATAAAATCCACACGCGTTTTTACTCTTAGCTTTTACACACCGCCTTGTCGTTGTTTTAAGTCCATTCAGAATTGCTTGCACCATCTCGGTGTTGAAAAGGATAGGTTTTGCTGTTTCCAGAAGTTCTTCTTTGGTCATGTTGCTCTCTCCTTTTCTCTATCCGGTCGTTCCTCGAACTTCTCACAAGCCTTTGAACTGATGCCTTTAAGCGTATCGTCGTGAATCTGGCAGTACACGCTTGTACCGTATTTCTTGACGTGGGCATACTTGCAATGACCGCACTTGTTCTGGATTTCATTGTTTTTCTTCACAATTTCTCACCTTTCAACATGGATTGTTTCCGGGTAGGGAATGCTCCCCCACCCGAATTCAATCTGACATTGCCGTTATTATGTCTGTTCTAATATCGCACCCATGCGCTCAAGTACCTTCTTAAGCGCAGAAGTAAGCTCGGCACGCTCTTCGGTATCAGCCTCGGACACAGCCTCAGTCGCAGCGGTGAATGCTGTTTCTATCTGCTTAAAGTAGAACTTTACCTTATCCCGCGCACCGCTCATCGGAGCAGACACAGGAGCCTCGACCACCTGTGCATTCGATTGCAAAGCAACATTTTCGGCTTTCAGCTTTTCAACCTCGTCCTTGTACTTCTTCGTGGACTCCTTGGCACCGTCAGCGACTTTGCGCAGCTCGTCGTTCAGAATCTTGAGACTGCTGATTTCCTCAGTAAATTTCTTCTCTGTATTTCGGGTCGCCGTCTTTCTTGCCAGTTCAACGACGTTGCTCCAGTCCTCGTCTTTTTCTTTACACATTTCATCGCGTCCCTGCTGAATGAGTGCGTTCCGTTCTTCCTCGGAGATTTCTGCCTTTTCAGTCGGTCGGCTTTCAAGCTCCCTGATCTGCTCTGAAAGCACTTCCTTTTCCTTAAGCAGGGCTGCTTTCTGCTCCTCAAAGCGCTTTTCCGCATTAAGTGCGCCGGACTCCATGTCCTCGTTGACCTGATGTGCCGCCTCGAGCTGCTTTCTCAGTTCTTCAACCTGTGATTCAAGCGAGGTGCTTTCAGCGTTCTTGCTCTTTTCCTCGTCAAGCAGCAGCGTAATCTGTTCATACTTGTTCTTGTATTCATCGACTAACTTTCTAAGCTCCCTGGTCGTTACGCTTTCCAAATCATGATTAGCCATTAGTTCTCCGAGGTCAGTATCATCAAGCTCCGCCATGTACGCCATCTTGGTAGACCCCAGGTGCTTATATTCGTTGATTTCTTCCTCGCTAAAGCGCTTATATATGTTGATGAAATTACGTCCCTGACGATCTCCGAATCCAGCCACCTTCTGGCAATATTCATCGAATGACCCTACTCCCATCTCTATAAAAAGGCGATCTTCCTTTACACGGGTTAAATCTCGTGCTATTTCAAAGATACATTTTCGAGCAATTTCATATTTAACCACTATATTGCTGGTCAATTCTATTGCCATTTTCTTGCGCTCCGAGGATGCCTGTGTATCCATGTTTTCTGCGATTTCCGTCGTGAATGTCTGCTGTTCCACTGGCTGTCCCTCCTTTTCCTTGGCCTTACGGTAGTGATAGCACTTTTCCGGTGCCGAGCAACAGCTTTCAAGCCATTCGCTGGCTTTGCTTTCCTCTGCGAATATCATCTTGGTGTGTTCACATTCGAATTCCATAGCGCCGAGATAGTTCACCTCAACCTTGCCATATTCGCTGGAGTAGTAGGGGCACGTCTTGCTCATCTTGCGGAATCCGTCCGCAAGCATCTGAAGCTTTTCACCTTCGTTGAATTCGATCCCGTCAACATCTTCGTCCTCGTCATTCGGAACTGCATCCGGCTTGTCCAGAATGGTGTCCGCCGTTTCAACGTTCCAAAGTGGACACTCCTTTTCCGCTTTCTCAGCGTGCCAACAGCACTGTATCAGAGCCGCACTTTCCGGGTCATTGTTTTTGAAAACTTTTCCGCCGCTCGCCATGTATGAGCAGAGGATCCTTGTCGAATCAGCACCGACTTGCTCGGTGCCCTTGTAATACTGGCATGTTTTCATGTGTTACGCTCCTATTCGTATATTCTGTGTGGTTTCTTCCTTCTCGGATGCATCAATCGGTTCCTTTTCCAACCGTTTAGTTACAACCTTAAGCCACTTATCAACAAAGGCTTTGACCTCTGAAGTCGGCAAGACGTTGTGAAGACCGTGATTTTCAATGAGCCTACCGTCGCTGCTTATATTTACAGTAAAATACGGTTCATCGGGTTCATCAATCTTCCTTAGTCCAAAAATGTTTGCAGTTCCTTCAACACACCGCTTGGTATAAGTCTTTACGCAATGATCCAGCTTATTGCTTTCGTTGACAAAGTCCTGTATTGTCCTCAGCGGTCGAATAATAAACTTCTTATCCTTGTATGAAAGCCGCTCAAGCAGTTTCGTTCTTCTCTGCAAATGTTCATTCTGAACCGTAGATTCCTTAATGAACACCAAGTCATTGCACCTGTCATGCTCCTTCTTTATGTCCTGCGGAAAGAATAATTCGCGATTTCCAGTAAGGTCAAATCCAAGCTTCTCCGCTGCCACGACATAATCTATGAAGAAAACATCTACACCGGATTTACGGTGCATTTTGGTCCGCTGCTTTTCAAGATAGTTGCTAAGACGAACAATGGGTAACCGATATTTAAGCATAATCTTTGAAACCTCGCTTAAATGCTCAGCACATTCGTTACAAAGCTTACAAAATGCCTTAATGTCTTTTTCCGTCAGTCCAAGTTCTCTCCACACTTTTACCTGAAAAACAGAAACATCAATTTCAGCGAAAAAAGGAAGAATTGTTTTGCTCACTCCGAGGTATTTATACGGTTTGTTTGAAGAGCATACTCCAAGCCCATCGGCAGCGCCATAACCATCAATAATTGACTCTGCAAGACTATGTAAACCCTCTTTACCAAGGTTTTCTACAACGGGAGCCGTTTTCAAGCCATTCAGCAATTCTATGATGTGCCTGTCCCACTTTGCACAGAGAGGGGCAATGTCCATGTTCTGTATAGTTGGTATCCCAGTTGCGTGCACCAGTTCAACGAGATTTCCCGGCCAGCATGCTCCGAGCTTAACATACCGAATAGATCTCCGACTAACTTTCTCCCATTCAGCTCTCTTTTCATAAACCGAGTCAAGCGCTGCAATTTGCTGTTCACGAACAATTTCCCAAAAATCACGGCGGTATTCGGTTAATTCATCTTTTCTGTTTATTTCGCCGGTGTCAATGTCATACTCATAGCGTGTTATAGAAAAGAAGTATCGGCTAAGGAACTTACCATCCGATAATATCTGGTGATATACAGTGTCACAGCTGTTCGCCCAGTCTATCTTCTTGGCGCAATATGCTGTATAACGTTTTGCGCGTATATTAATACACTGAATTTCTGCTCCGCACACAGGACATATTCTTTTGGCGTAATCCCTAACTCCGTCCAATTGCGATTCGTTCTTGCATACAGAGCACTTGCCCTTCTGAGTATGCTTGTGGAAATAGCTGTAAAACCACGGAGCCAATTTGAGCCGCTCGGTGAATATCCATTTCTTCATATCCTCGGGGGTATCAGAATATGGATACATAAGATCCCTAACCCTAGCATTGCGGCGCTGTGTGGCTTTCTTGATTTTATCGTTAAAGAAATCAACCTGATAATCCGCCAACCAGCTTAACATACTTTTAGGATTGAAAGTGGGATCATGTACATCATATCCTGCAAAAGCGTCAAACCGTTTCAGGAAATCTCCTATTGTCTTATCTGCATCACCATAGGGAAACGCATATGCGTCTGCGAAACCACTCCGTAAATTCCATGAAAAACTGCAATACCAATTGTAACCCCATCGTGTCGAAACATTTCCATTGCCTATCTTGAACTCACCACGCTTGAATGCGCCATCACCGAGGTACGCCTCGCTTGCCATTTCCCCGTTCTCGGTAAGAAAATGCCTCTCTCCCAGCGTCCATTCATTTTCTTTTTCGGTGGGCAAATAGAGGCATACGGATAAGACGCAAGTATGCTTTTTAGTGAATACCGTTTCAGCAGTATACACACCCGTTGATTCATAGTTCCTGCTATATCTTGACTTTGATGCTTTCATTTTGAAGGTGATGTTCTCGGTGAACATTGTTCCCGACAGTTCCTTGTATGCTATCATACCAGCACCGCCTTACAGAAGATCATCAAAGCTGATGACAGGTTTCTTGGCGCTCATCTGCACAGGAATCGGCAGCGGCTTTCCCGCTGACACGCTTTCTTCTTTTATGCCGAAATATCCACGAACCCACTTCCAATGCTGCTCTTCTGATATCTTGGATACACCGTAATTCTTGACCTTGACCTCATTAGCCTTGCCTTTCTTGAAGCAAAACTCCAGACACCCTTCTAAGCTGAGTTTCTTTTCAAGAATTCGCGTATCAAGTTCTGGGTCACTGCAAGCAGTGAGATACTCAAATATTTCACGCTCCATATCATTGCTCGGTTCTCCGAGCTGCTTTAGTGTTTCGCTGTTCATAAAATTCCTCCTATATCGCGCCCCGACTGATTTCGTGCGGCTTTTTGGGCTTTGTGCCACTCATGTTCGGGGTAATTGACCTGTTTTGTTGCCTGAACCCGCATTACTGCTGAATTCGTTTGTATCTGGCTCTACTCGAGCCTTATCATTCTGAACCTTGCATAATCCCGACCTGTGACAGGGTTCTGACCTATCTCATAATCAATGATCTTAAACTTCGGGTAGACCTTGCTCATGATTGCTCTGACCTCGTCGTTTCGTGCAGCGTCTTGGATCTTCCGCATGGTCTTTCTTGATACCTTGTTGTCATCCGTTGTGATTTCCGGACGTTTGAGATTGTGCGAACCATTCCAGCTGCGTTCCCATTTCTTCTTTGTGTCCTTGGACTTCATCAAGTAGACTGCAAGAGAGGTAAAGGTACCATCGCTATCCAGCTGCAAGCGCTTGCTGTTCGTATGTTCACCACACTTCCACAGCCGCTCAACCTCATCTCTTGTAACTTTGCCGCCCCCGCTGTTGACAACCAAGTGATAATGGAAACGCGCTTCATCGTTCACGCCTTCGATCACGTATAGGTATCTTAATTCAAGACCGTTCTTAACATATAAACGCCTTAAGCACTTTATGTAATTGGTAAATTCCCTCTTACGTTCAGGAATGCTCTTCTGTATGTGCTCATTGTCAAATGTCAGGGAAACGAGATAATCACCCTCGACAAAGTTGTTGAACAAGAGCCATCGGAAGTGCTTTCGGCTGTTTTTATCATTAAGACTCTTGATTTTAGGAGGAGATGCCCGAGTGCGTGTTTTCCTTCGCTGCCTTACTGCTTCCTGCTCTTCCTCCGAATACTCGAAAAGCTCCACCTCTTTGTATCGACTGTTCCGAGCGTCGAATGCCTTTTCCCGGATAAAGTTCCGTCTCACTATCATTCCCCCTGACCGTCGAGGGAGTTTTCCGCTTGAAGAATAAAATGTCCGAAAAGTTAATACTCATTACAAGGCCGTCAAAGCGGCTCTACCGCCGCTTTTTTTGAAAACTCCCTATTGACTTTTAAAGGGAAATGATGTATAATTTAAGTAGGATATTTTTAATTCATTTCCCTGTTTTGTTTCAGCCTTGAGTCTTTGCTCAAGGCTTTATTTTTTTGTGTTCGGCTCGTCCTTGCTGCCGAAGTAGCAGTGAACTACCGATGTTTCGTAGCCGCTGAAGAACCTGCACTCGTTGCAATGCTCCATGCACACAGGTGCCGCAAATCGCGGACATCTTACCCATGAACCAACTTCATGGTCTTCGCCCTTCTTGCATATAGGGCATATCTGAACAGCCATTATGTACCGCTGCCTTTCTTCCAGTCGTCAGCGCCGTCCGGGTCCTTGCCCTCGGCTATGCGGCGATTGCGAATCCTGCCGACCACGAAGCTGGTGCACTCCTCAAAGTACCGCGTCCAGGCGAAGATTTCTTCGGCAGGCAAGTAACGAATATCCTTTTCGTTGAAAGCGATTGCAAAACGAAAAATGGTGCCGACCTTTTTCCGCAGCATCAGCGGATAGTTGCCGCAAAGCTTGTCCAGCGCAATCCAACCACCAAGTTCGCTTTCAGGGACAGCCGACAAAGGAGCGCGCGCCGGCGGCTCCTTCGGAGCAGGGGTTAAGGGCTTCAGCGGTTCTTCCGGCACATCAAACTCCGCGTACTCAACGAACACCGGGGTAATGAACGGACTTTCATAGTATTTGTCCGCCATGCGTGCGCCTATTTTCGCACCTTTCTCATTTTTATATACTTTAGTAGCAGCGGACAGCGGTTCAAACCTTGAAACCTGGTTCCCGGTGACTTCACTTATTGCCAGTCCAGCGAAATACTTGGGCTTTCTCTCAGAGTCATCAGTATCATCGACCGGAACATTGTCCGCCGACTCATCAATTGGAACCTTGTCCTGTATGAGCCACACATTGTGCAGCGTTTTCTTCTCGCTCATCGCCATGTCCTCTCATTTCTGTTGCGCTTGGCTTTCCTGGCTTCCGCAACCGAATCCTTTATTGTTCTTTCAATGACCCACCACAGCACCGGCAGAAGAACGAACACTGCCTCGCCACCCACGCTGTTGGAAATGCGTTCGGCATTTGCAGAATCGTTCGCCAGCGTGAAGAGAATCAATCCGCACATCGTGATTATCGCGTACTTAAGTACTGTTTCGGCTCTTGTGCGCCTTTTGTTTTTCCTCATCTTGTTCACCGTCCTTATGTTGCTACGAGGCTTGTCCGACTTTTGCAATCGATTGCAAAGCCAGCAAATCACTGCAATGTGATGTGTCTGTATCCACCGGGTTAAAGTTCTCGTCATAGTGGGCGGTTCCGGCAAAAGTTTGCGTAATGCTCTCGTCGTCGTAGTCGCCAATGACTTTCTTTTCGATGAGGGTAACGCGCTTGGATTCTTTCCCCCAAGCATGCATCTCAAAGCGATACTCGATACGATCAAAGTAAATATGAGCCTTGAGCCACTCGTCGCCCCGGCGCTTCGTGTACTTGATTTCGTACTTTCTGTATTCGCCTGCTTCTTTGAGTTCGCGCTTAAGTTCTGCGAGTTTCTCCGGAGCTGTCCACTCCAGATAATTGTAAAGGATTCGAACGAGCCTTTGCTTTCCAAAATAGTTAGGCATAATTTCTCCTTTCTTATGGCTTGCCGTAATGTCAGGGCTTTGAGGCAAGCTGCTTTTCGCGGGCTTTGCGATCGCACGAATCGCCCCAGATTTTGCCGAGTTCCTTGAGGATATCATCAACCTCTTTCTGCGTCTGAACGACGAAGTTGTCTGCTATCCACCCGATCTCTTTTCCGTTCTCATCGTAGACGTGCTCGACGATATGCGGCTTGAGTTCCAGTATTTCTTTCGGGGTCGGTCGTGCCATGATAATCACCTCCGTTCATTGTATGACATTGGGGCTTGTTCACTTGCTTGCCTCTTATCAGTTTGAAAGCGCCTTGCAGACGTCAATTATTGCTCCCAGTGCGCTGTCACACTCAATGCCAACTGCCTTGTTGCGCTTGCCACTTCCCGGAGCAAAGTGTATCACCGCAGTGCGACCGCAACCTTCCTCGGTCACCTCGATATAATCAATGTCCTTGCCTGCTCTAGTGCTCCGCAGAGCGTATGTCAAAGTGTAGAGCGCTTTTTTAATGTTCTCCATACATACACCTTTCTTACGCACCCTTGTTGTCATTCTTGCTAGGCTTTTTTGCTGAAGCAGCCTCCCTTGCAAGACGGTCTATAAGTAGTGCCTTTATTGTTTTACGGTTCAGGTCACTTGCACAGTTCGCGAGTGTAAAGGCCTCGCGCTCATTCTCCGTCATTCCCTTTGCTGATATTGCTTCCTCATACATCTCTCTGATGAATTCGGCTGTTGAAAGCACCCAGCGCAGAATCTCGGTCGCGTTTCCGGTATCGACTACCTTGCGGTATTCGATGGTAAGCTCATTGAACTTGTTGTTCAGCTCTGATGTTGTCAGCACTGGTTTTACCTCCTGATAAGTTCTTCAACGGTAATGTCGAGCACCTTTGCAAGGTAGATTATCTCGATATCCGTTACAAATCTCTGCCCGGACTCGATACGCTGAACAGCGTTCTTGTCGATGTCCAGTCCGTTAACGACAAGTCTGTCGGAAAGCTCACGCTGCGAGATTCTTAGCCCCTTGCGGAGTTCCCTGACCTTTATGCCGCAGATGTTGTTTCTGCCGTCGTGGGTTCTGTTTGTAAACATGTTGGTTCACCTCCTTCCTTAAATACATTACGGTTTACGAAAAAGCTGTTGTATCAAGCGCCTATCGCCGTAAGCTCCTCGACCGACACACCGCAGACCTCTGCAATCTTCTTAAGCTTGCGCGGGTGTACGTTTGCTGAATCAGTCTCATACTTGTACACCATGACCTCCGAAACACAGAGTTCCTCGGCGAGTTTAGCCCGGCTAATTCTAGCCTGCATTCTCGCCAGCTTGATGTTTTCGCCTATTGTTTTGCCGCTCATTGTAATTGTCATTTTCTCACCACCTTGTCTCTTGTGCAATTTACAGCTTACATCTATTGACATAACCTATCCTATGTGTTATAATGTGGTTAAGTTCTTTAACCTTGCCTATATTATATCTAACTACAGTTAGATTGTCAACAACTATTTTTAGATTTATTCTAACTTTGATTAGTTTTCGTATAATTGCACAGTTTTTAAGCTAGATTTTTGGTTAATGTGGAGGGTCTATGTTTTGGGAAAATTTCACTACTTTGTGTGACTTGAATAATATATCTCCAAATGCTGTTGCTAAAAAAATTGGCGTGTCAAATGCAACGTGTACTAAATGGAAGGGTGGATCTATTCCAAATGGAGAAACCTTAATTAAACTAGCTGATTATTTTAAGTGTTCAATTGATTATCTCCTTGGAAAAACAAACAATCCACAAGCGTACATCTATTTAAACTCGGAAACAGAAAGTGCATTGATATCTTTGATTACAATGCTAACTCCAGAACAACAGGAGCTAGTTCTCGCACAAATCAGAGGGATTCTTGCTAATCAGCAAAAAAAATAACCCGCTGTAGTCAGAGCAGCGGGTAAGAAATATCAAATCATTTCAGGAGCGATAAAATGAAGTCTATGACAGCTAACTGGTTTTCCTCGTTAAGCTGTTTGAAATCGCTGACGATGGATTTCTCCAGCTCGGTCAGTTCACGTTCGCTGCCTGATTCGGCAGGGCTATTGGTGTTCTCAGACATTTTGAGTTCTCCTTTCCAAAAAGTCACTACCGGTAATGCTGATATGATTATAGCATATTTTTTGTCGAATAGCATTAATTTTGTTACAAAATATCATTTTACTTAGGAGATTTTTGATGTCACCAAATGACGTAAGTATCATCATACTATTTGCACCACTTATAATTTTGGCTATTGCGATTATGATTATCGTGTTTGTAAACAGAGGTACTACAAGCAAAAATAAAACCAATACTACACCAAACGACAAGAATATTACATTAAAAAAACAGTTTACAGTCATGGTAGGCGGTAGTGCGCGTTATATGCAACGCTGGGACGAAAACTACGATAAACAACTAGGTTATGAATGGTTCAAAATATGCACCGAATATATTAATTTTCCAGACTATAACTCCTTTTCTCAGCGCTTAGTGAACATTCGCAAAGCGCAAGGCGCAACACAATTAACCATTGCTAGGTGTCTTGGAATATCGAATAAGACGTTATCATCTTATGAAAACGGCTATTCTTATCCGTCAGATTCCACATTACAGGCTATCTCAAAGTGCTACAAGGTTCCTATAAAATTTCTTACAAAGGGCATTGGTGACGACCTTATCGGTCATGCAAAACTATGCCGCAGATACGGAGAAGAACAATATATTGAAAGCCTTAGCATTTCAGTACGAGCTGCCTCTCGCATGTTTCGGGAACTATTAACCGTTGAAGATCTGGAGCTTTGCGTTAAGCTAGACAATGAACTGGGATTTGGAATAGGGTTTGCTGATATTCTTGAAAAAGAACGAAAGAAAAAAGAGATAACACAGCATCTTCTTAACCTACTCGCTGAGGGCGACATTAATCAAACTGAGTTCTATTCTTCACTCGGAGATGATCGGCAGGTTGGAATAAACATTGTTAAGGAACTAGCGAAGAATGGAACAATAACAAAGATTCCGAAAGGAAAAACATTTATCCTGCATCTAAACAAATAACAGGATCTATAACAAGGAGGAATCTTGTCATGGCTTCAAATAAGGTACTTGATATTGGCTTAGCAACATTACTTGGTGCAATAATTGGTGCAATAATAGCTGGTTTGTTTTCGTTAATCACCACTGCTATGCAAATAAATGCCAATAGCAATTCTTCGGAAACAAATCATTCTTCTATATATAACTCAGAACCCGACTCCTCACATCTAGATACATCTACATCAGAAAATTCTACAAATGATAGTACGCCCTATACAGCGGAAACAAACGATTCCAATATAGTCGAAACAATAGATGAAAAAGAATCATCAAATAGTGGTTTTATAGGTAATCCGATACATAAAAATGTTACTGAAGAAAAAATAAATGAAGAACCAACAAACGACAGTAGTCCAAACGGTGAAATTGGTATACCTATACACGAATCCACAAGTAGCAATATAATAACACCTAATTATGAAATCACCAATGAAGATTCTTCAAATAATGGCAGTACAGATGATAATAATGATAACATTGGTATTCCGATAAATGAATACACAAACAATATCGTTTTTACTCACGAATTTGGAAAAATTGAACTTTTTGATGACAGAAGCGGTATTGCGTACATATACAAAGATTTTATGGACACATATCCTATGGGTGCGACTATTGGAGACAAATTAACCATAAGCGGTTGGAATATATGTTTATATAAAGACTACAATAGTTTTGAACTTTATGTTTTTTCTAAAATGAGTAACATTCCACCTATAGATTGCACAGCCCAATATAGCCAGAATGAAGATTATCAGTTTTCATATGTAGATCGTCCTGTTTATTTCTATGACAATGAAGGCAATTTACAAATTGAATTTAGTTATAGCGGAATCCCATTTGATTTACGTGAATCCGATTTCATTAAGGTTGATTATAACTTAAAGTGAAGTTTTTTAATGCTTTTTCAAAGACATTGATTATAAATCGTATAAATAAAAAAAGGAGATGTTTGGTTTGAGCAGATATTGCATTTACCTACGAAAATCCCGCGCCGACCTTGAAGCCGAGGCCCACGGCGAGGGCGAAACCCTTTCCCGGCACAAAACTGCCCTGCTGGAACTCGCCCGGCGTATGGGAATCACGATAAGCGCCACCTACGAAGAGATCGTATCCGGTGAAACGATAGCCGCTCGTCCTCAGATGCAGCGGCTCCTTTCGGAAGTCGGAGCTGGTGAGTGGGACGGCGTGCTCGTCATGGAAATCGAGCGTCTTGCCCGTGGTGATACCATGGATCAGGGACTTGTCGCCCAGACGTTCAAGTACAGTGGCACGAAGATCATCACGCCGCTCAAGACATTCGACCCTCAGAACGAGTTCGACGAGGAATACTTCGAGTTCGGACTATTCATGGCGCGGCGCGAATTTACCACTACCAACCGACGGCTTGTCCGGGGCAGAGAGGCATCGGCGAAAGAGGGCAAGTATGTCGGCAGCGTTCCGCCTTACGGGTACCGCAAAGTCAAGATTCCGAACGACAAGGGATTTACTCTGGAAATCATAGAGGAACAGGCAAAGGTTGTCCGCATGATCTTCGAGTGGTATGCCGAGGGCGCAGAGGTCAACAGTCAAAAGAAAAGAATAGGACCGTACACCATTGCTGTGCGCCTGAACGAACTAGGCATTAAATCAGCTGGCAAAAAGGATTACTGGACGATTTATGGCGTACAGAATATGCTTATCAATCCCGTGTACATCGGTAAAATACGGTGGGGATACCGCAAAGTCAAGAAGACAGTCACCCCGGAAGGCATGAAGAAGAAATCAAGGGAGTTCGCACAGGACGGCGACTACATTGTTGTCGATGGACTTCATGAACCGATACTATCCGAGGAGCTGTTCTACAAGGTGCAGAGCCTTATTGCTGACAACCCGCCCACACCTATTAAGTACCGTAATAATAACGTCAATCCGTTTGCCGGTCTGATTTTCTGCGCGAAATGCGGACACTGTTTAAGCTATCGCAAAGGCTATGGCCGACATCCTGGCTACCTAGGTTGTAATGTAGCGGGATGTGATAATAAAGCAGCTCCATTTGAGCTTATTGAGCAGCGAGTATTAAGCATCCTCAATAGCTGGGTAAAGGACTACAGCGTTGACAAGGCACAAATTAAACATGAAGCCGACCTTAACGCCGAACTGTCGAACGCTATCAGTCTTGCTGAAAAGGAGATCGAAAACCTGCAAGGTCAGCTTGACAATGTGTACAGCTTTTTTGAACGTGGCACATACACCGAGAAGATATTCAAACAGCGCTCCTCGGCGATCGAGCAGCAAATTACGGACATCGGCGAGAAAATCGACCGCTTAAAGGCTGAACACCAGCAAGTACTTGAACGCCAGAACGTTCAAGCGGAGTTCGTTCCATCAATAAAACACCTGCTTGAAATCTATGATACTCTTGAGCCTGTCGAAAAGAACAAGTGGCTTAAACAGATAATCGACCGTATGGTGTACGAAAAAAACGCCGATGGAAAATACCGCAACGTAGACCCCGGAGACTTCACGCTTGGCATATTACCGCGCTTGCCTAAGAAAGGCAGTTAA